CAACGTATCGTAGCCTTCACCCAATTTATCTTTTATCTCATTGTATCCATCCAAACATGAATATTCTTTGAAATTTGCCATCTTATTATCTCAATATTTATTATCTGATATTATTGTCAAATTTTTAATCTTTCCTTAAATACATCTCTATACCACTTATACGCTACCTTTTCACCCTCTATTAAATAAAATTCTTTTAGTTTTTGCTTTACAACAATCCTAAAATTCGTTTCTGTTTTTAATAACCACTGTCCATCTTCTTCACTAAGTAGTTTAAAAATTTCCCCACATAATTTAAGTTTCTCCTCTTTATTATCCTCATTCTCTACTTCAAATAAAAGAATTTTTATTGTATTCACTACACAACCTTGCCTAAATCCAGAAATATAAATATCCGCTTCACATTTTATGCAATCTTTTGCACAATTGATATAATTACACGGCTCTATATATGAATCCAACATAATTTTTTCATCATATAAAGAACCATTACATGCTTCACAATCACAAATATCCGCCTTATATGTTGGAAAACATAATTCACATTCACATAGATGGAGTTCACCTTTTCCCCATGTAGGTTTAATAGTGTCTATATCAATTATATTATGTTCCGATATTATTCGATTGTTTTGCTTAGAATATAGTTTAATATTTTTTTCTAAATCATCATCTTTAAAATGGTCATAATCAAACACTATGGAGCGTTTGTCATTTTCTATTATATTTTTAAGCAGATTTTGTTTATAATGTTTTTCCCAATGCAGTCTTTCTTCGGGATTCATACTTGTATGTTTTTTTTTAAAACTCAATATAATAATCAAATTTACATCTTTTTATCACTATATAAAAAGATATAGAATAATATAATTATTATATGAATTTAGATAATCTACAAGATACTATTAATCAAGTAGCTTCAATTTATTCAGGTATAACTAACATAAATACACTATATGGTAAACTAGATATTTTAACAGATACAAAAATTATTATAGTAAATAAGATAGATAAATGGCTAGAATCTATTGGGCTTATAACTGCTATCGGAACGTTATATCCAAATAAAAACAAACATCTTCACTTATATATGATACATAACAATAAACAGTATATAAATAAAATAACTCAACTATGTCAGAAATTAGAAATAGAATTAACAATAGGACAATAATATAGTGTTTGGAATATAAATTTGCTTTGAATTATTTTGTTAATAAATAAAATTAATTGACTTACAAATGTCCCAACAAGAACAAAAATCAAAATTAATTGAAAGAATCAATGGTCTTGTCGAAAATCTAGGTTCATCATCATGGAAAATCATTGATTTAGACCAATTTGATGGCAAAATTTATAGAGAAAAAGTGTATTGTCAGCAAATAGAAGGAGGTAAATATCTTGGTTTATATTATCCCTACGATGATATTTCGTTTAATCCCGAAATGAACCAATGGATGATGGATTGTGCTAATATGTGGTTTCGTCAAATTAATAATATTATACCTTCAATTAAATCTGGTAGTTGCTTTCACACATTTCCTAAATATTTTAATATTCAAAGAACATCTAAGATTGAAGGTGAAATAGGTAAAATACAACCTGGAAGATTGATGACTAACTCGGCTATATGTATCCGGAAAAGCAACTCTAAACCTGAACTACCTGAACAACTTTATGTTTCTATTGAATTTCAAGATACACCTACTGATGATATTAAACAGATTGAAAGAGATTTAGATTCTGCTAAATCTGTTCCTTTAATAGACTTGGCTAAATTAAATAATATAACTGAATTTGATTTTTGTTTCAAATTCCCTAAAATTTTAGAATCAGAACTAAATTCTGGAAAATCTAAAGTGTTGAATCATTACATAAATCAGCAGAACAATTGGATTAAAAATACTATTCAACCTCTTGTAGATGATGTTTTGAAAAATCATAACTTAAAGATTAATATGATATATTTATAATAATAAATGACTGAAACTATTAATATAGATGAAACTATAAATATTGATAACGAAATTGAAATAAATCAACAAGTTGATACAGATGAAACTGAAACGGATGAAAATTCAAAAATCCTTAATTTCATAATGAAATATTTTTTTCCCATATTTATCATTAATATTTTTTTAATATCAATATCAGCAATAGTAGTCGCTACACAGACAATTCTAAATAATGGAGATTACGATAAATATTTTTGGCTAAATCAATTTATTAAGTATGTATTAATAACTATAATACAGTTCTTAATGGCATTTCTCGTATCTAAATATCAAATTAAAGTGAATTATACACGAAAGGCTATACATATTTCTTATTTTTTAATTCCACAATTAATGGACACTATAATAATCAGATATGAAAGAAACACCATAACTGAAATATGGAATGTATGGATTATATTAATGTTACTCGTTTTATTGTCAGAACCTGTCAGGAAAAAAATATACCCTATCAATTATATGTTTAAAGCTGTAGATAGACCTGAAGACAGACCCTATACACTTATATGGTTTGCATCACAAATAATAGGCGGACTGTTAGTAATCATTCCATTTAGTTTATACTTTAACTCAATAGATAAAAACGGATTTACGTTTATACCAATATTAGTAAATGGATTAGCTGATGGATTAGCTGAACCTATATGTATTCGTTTTGGAAAACACAAATATCAAACTAAGTCGTGTTTGAGTTCAAAAAAATATACACGCTCATACGAAGGGAGTTTGTGTGTATTTATAGTTACATTAATTATTACCCTATCATACTATTTTTATATGAGTATTAATCAGTATATATTTATGGCTCTTTTATTACCACCAGTCGTAACAGTAACTGAAGCTTTTTCTCCGCATACTTGGGATTGTCCATTCTTATTTTTTGTTACATGTAGTTTACTATCTGCTTCCTATCACATTTAATTATTTATTATATTGTCTTAATATGTTATGTATTTTATGCATTGTTGTAGTTATAGTATGATACTCAATTGTTAAAGGTGGCGAAATAAATATTCTGTCTTCGCGCATGTAACAGTATATTCCATTATCATAAAAGTTTTTATTAATATCTCGTAACAAAGTTGGGTCATCTCTACATAATTCGATACAACCCAAAAGGCCATTATATCTGTATTCATTAACAATATCGCAATCCCTTGCTATCATTTGTGAAAGTGTATTAATTAGTTTTGCCCTAGATTCTACATTTTTTACTAATCTCATGTCAGATTCTAAATACAAATCTAAACATCTATTTGCTATAGAACAAGATAAAGGATGTCCGAAATAAGTTAATCCAGTTAGTAATTGGTCATTTTCATAGATATCTGATACTTTGTTATTTATAATGACTGCGCCTAATTGACTATATCCAGAGGTTAATCCCTTTGCTGTTGTTATAAGGTCCGGAACAACGTCATCTTTTTGAAATGCAAAAATACTACCGGTTCTACCCCAACCACTCATTACTTCATCACAAATCATCACTATATTATTGTCGTTACATATATTTTGGACCTTTTTAAGATAACCTTTTGGATATGGAACACAATGTGCGCTTCCTGAAGAACCTTCTATTATAAGTGAAGCAATATTATTGTCATTTTTAATAATTTGTTTCAGTGTATTTATAGATTCTATCCCATTATCGGCCAAGTTGGGATTAGGAATTATAGGTTCTAAAGGTAAATTGTAATACTCTTGTTTTTTAAATCGCCTGCTGTCTCCACTGATTAAACATGATACAATACTACTACCACCATGAAATGACTTTTTTAAAGAAATACTTTTTTGTTTACCTGTATAGTTATTTGCAATAAACATTGCTGTTTCATTCGCATCAGCACCAGCATTAGTATAAAATACTTTCCCATCTTTGAAATCTACAATATCGCACAATCTATCACTTAATTTATCTCTTTGGTATGTTGAAAAAGATGATGGAGAAACATAGGCTAATCCATTATCTAAATAATCTGAAAATCCTTTTTTAATATATTTATTATTGTGTCCCAAATTTACTACCATTAATCCAGATGTGAAATCAACAATTTCTTTATTTTTACTATATATATATGAACCATTTGCGTGTGTAATAATAGGTTGAGATAATTTCAATTGTTTACTCCAAGGGACTAATGTTTTAAATAATATAGAAGAAAGTCTCATTTATTTATATACATATATTTATATAAAAATGAATCAAATAAAATTATTTGATTTATATTTAAAATTAATTTTCAATGTAAAACTATGGATCCAAAAATTTTTGGTATAGTATCTATTCCGATGTTATTTATGGGTGGTATAATAACAAAATTGGCTAATTCTGAAGGAGATATGTCAAAATCTGAACAATTTATTAAAAAAAATGATAGTGATGAATTAATAAATTGGGTTTTTTGTATGCTAAAATAATACTTAAAAATATTAATATCTATATATTTAATGTTTAATTATATAGATATATATACTATACTTTCTTTATCGCTATTATTTTCTGATTTACTATTGTCAACATATTACAATTATAAAACAAATCAATTACATAAATACCCTATACCTTTAATAATTTTAAAAATAAATTTAAGTTTTTTATTTTTAATTTATAGTATCCATAAAAAACAATTAATTATTGGATTATCAGCTATTTTATATTTTTTAAAAACTTTTTTTACATTACTTTATAAAGTTAATTATACCATTAATTCTAAACAAATTTTAACTTATCAATTATAACAATTTTTTTAATCCAATTGCACCAAATATTAGTAATAGGTATTTGTCTATATTCTTTTTATTATCTAAATAATTTTCTAATTTACCTTTGTGAAAATATAATTTTTTGTCCAGAAAATATCCTACAACATCTTTATATTTTTTTTTTTTCACCAGAATATCAAAGGCATATACTTTACTTGATGTTCTAATATAATTATTTTCTATATGAGGTCGATTTATAATTCTCATTTGGACAGCTTTTATAATATCTCTTTTTGTCTTAAGAAATGCGATACTTTCATCCATCAGATTCAAAGGAATGTAAACTTCAAAATTTAAAAAACCATAAAAATCATGAAATTTGATTAAAGTTTTTAATAAATTTGCTCTATTATTAGGACATAAAAAATCAAAACTTGGATAAAAATAATGTTCTTTATCAAATTCTAATTCTGATACATACATATTTCCACCAGTTAAAGGCCATATGATTGGCTTTACATATCCCTCCTTTCTGTCTGTAAAATCTTGTTCATGTCCAGTATGAACATACATTTTCTTGTTTTTAGGAATCCATAAAGTCCAATATATTTCATCAATTTCAATTAAATTATCGTCATATTCAAACTTATCTTCAGAAACTTCTTTAACTTTTACTACAGATTCTTTAATTGGAACATGTTTAACTTTCATACTTAAAATTACAACATTAGATTGTTTAGAAATTTCTTCTTTTCTTAAATATCTAAGAGTAAAATCAGATTTATCAATAACTAAAATATCATAACATATTTCTAAGCCTGGCAATTCACCGCCCAAACAACCATGAACACCTACAAAACACGCTGATCCTAAAGTTATATCAGAGTAGTTAGGTAAATATTGCAGAGAACGTTTTTTTTTTTTTAAAAAATTATTTAGCTTTTGAAACGTAATACCTGATTGAACTTCTATATATTCATCCGTATATTTTATAATTCTATTACGTTTTACTGTTGTTATTACATTTTTACCATTATAATCATCTCTAGACCTAAAAGAACTTATTCTGTCATAATCATTACCTACTACAATATATTTTTTAAATCTTTTAATCATTGCTAGGGCTTTATCAATATCATCCGGTAAATATAGCATTAATAAATATTAAAATATATTTATTTTTTATCGTAAAATTTAAAATATACTTATATATATTAAAAATATACATGAAAATAGTATGCGTCAGTGGATATTTTGACCCATTTCATATAGGTCATTTAGAATATTTAGAAAAAAGTAAAAAATTAGGTGATTACTTGTTTGTTATAGTCAATAATGATTTTCAGGCTCAATTGAAAAAAAAAAAATCTTTTATGAATGAGTATGAGAGACTGAATATAATCCGGTCACTAAAATGTGTTGATTCAGCTATATTATCTATAGATAAAGACAGAACAGTTATTGAAACATTGAAAATAATTAAACCAGATATATTTACAAATGGAGGGGACCAAAATAATAGCACTATTCCTGAAATTAAAATATGTAATGAATTAGGTATAGAATTGGTTGATGGATTAGGTGATAAAATACAGAGTTCTTCTTGGTTGATTAAGGCAAGTAAAAACTAAAAATTTTTTTTATTTTGATAAAACAATATTAGATTTTTCCCCAATATAAACCGTTTCTTCAAATTGTGCTATTCTACAATTATAATCAACATCATATAAAACTGGATATATATTTAAATAACCATTAACAAATAATTCTCTATATGATTTAGAATTATCCAAAATATTGTTTACATTATACATATATCTTGGACAAAAAGGTAAGGTTCTAAAATTTCTGTAGATGTTGTTCAACAGTTTTGTTGTTTCAGGCGTAAAAGTTTTTTTTGTCTTAGATTTATCGTTTAACATATAATGTGAATAAGTCTTGGTATCTTGATTCATTATACATTGAGAATTTCCAGTTGTAGTATATATTTCTATTGCTAATACATCATCTTCTTCAACTTTCTGATTATCATTTAATTGAGGAACAGAATAAAACATTTTTTCTCCATGGATTTTCCAAGGTAAAATATCATGCCCAGTTATGTTTTCAATACATTTTACCCGTTCCAAAATGCCATTTTTTTCTATTTCATACGATTCAACTATTTCTTTAGATATGTCACTCAATTCTCTAAATCTAACACCAACACCCAAATTATCAATCACCTTTTCAACCGCATCTTTTGATGCCAATAAAAGATTCTCATAATTTTCACTGAAATCGATTGTAAACGCGCTGTCTATTATACATCCATTGATATGCACACCAAAATCTATTTTACAAACATCATCTTTTTTTAAGACTTTATTATCATTAATATCCGGTGTATAGTGTGCTGCTATATTATTTATGCATATGCCTGTAGGAAATGCTATACAATCATTCACTTGTTTTTCTATATATAATTTTTTATACTCATTCCGTATATTGTTTTCTATTGAATTACAAATATTTAATAATTTCATCCCTACTTTAATATTTGATTTTATCCAATTTTGGGTATGTTTGTGTATTTCTCCAGCTATTTTATAATTTTCTAAATTAACCATTTAAGTAATAATGATTATATCTATTTAAATATATATAATTAAATAAATATAAATGTTAGAAAGATTAAGCCAATCTCAATTTGAACAAATCTTAAATATGGTTATAATATATAAGCAGGTTCATCCTAATAAAGATGTTTATTTAAACGAAAGATGTGTTAAAGAAGCAATCAATTATATGCAAATTGCTGGTAAAGAGTTACAAAATAGAGGTGTTAATCTAAATCAATCAATGGATTAGTTAAAATAACATAATGATTATAAACCTAGTCTCCAGAAATCCATGTCTTTAACCCTACTTCCTATATATGCTAATAAACCTAATTTAGCTTTCCCCTTTTTTTTTAATTTTATTGGGTTGACACCTGTTGTAATTTCTGTTGGATTTATATATTCAATAACGTGCGCCATCGTATAGGTCATGATACCGGTGCTTAAAGCTACAGAGGTTCCCGCACCTGTCGATTTAGAACTAGTTGCCTGACTCGCATATGCGGCGACACTTACTGCCGTGCCCTTTTCGAACCAAGTCAAACTATCTGTGGGTGAACCCCAATAAAGACCTGTTGCATATACAAAGATTTTTTTTTTATTTCTACCAACCACAAACATCCTGGTTCCATCATTATTAAAAGCAAGGTGTGTTGGTGCGCCATCTTGAGTTCTAATGTTAAAAGCACGTACAAAGCTTGCAGTTGACACATCAAAGCCCGTTGATAAAGTAAATATGTTGACTTCATCCAACGTCGATAGTATCACAAACATCATGGTTCCATCATTATTAAAAGCAATTCCTCTTGGTTCGTTCTCCCCCGCCCGTACGATAACGTCTTCAGCATGTACAAAGCTTGCGGTTGACAGATCAAAGCCCCTTGATAAAGCATATTCACTGACCTTATCATTTTTGTAACCTACCACAAACATCTTGGTTCCATCATTATTAAAAGCAAGTCCTACTGGTTGGGACTCTTCAGCTTTAACGTTAAACTTACCTACAAAGCTTGCGGTTGACACATCAAAGCCCCTTGGTAAAGTATATTCGTTGACATCTTGTCCAGCGGCTGCGTTGAAGTCTACCACAAACATCTTGGTTCCATCATTATTAAAAGCAAGTCCCATTGGTTCAGTGATCTCGTCCCGCAAGCTAAAAAAATCTACAAACCTTGCGGTTGTCACATCAAAGCCCCTTGATAAAGTATATTCGATGACCTTTTTACCAGTGAGACCTACCAAAAACATCTTGGTTCCATCATTATTAAAAGCAAGTCCTCTTGGTGATATATCTTCATCTGAAACATCAAAACCAGTTATGAATTCAAATTCTTTCATTTGTTTATATTATAAACAAATATTATTTTTCTAAGTAATTAAATTAAAATTAAATATTTAAAAAAATAAAGGCATTAATGTTAACCAACGTAATAATTAGTTATAATTATATGCAAATTGCTAGTAAAGAGTTACAAAATAAAGGTGGTAGTCTAAATCAACATTCTGTTTAATTATAACTTTGAATTGATATTTCTTTCGATTAAATTAACATATAAACCTAATTTATTTTCATATTTAGTTTTATTGTTAATATCTCTGGGCCCCATTGTAAATGTATTAAACGTTAGATTTTCGGGTCCTTGAATAGATTCTTGCTTTTGTGTCAACCTAAATCTATAGTGTTTGAATAAATGCAATAATATAAGTCTCATTTCTATTTGGGCAAAATTTTTTCCTATACAGTCTCTTGGTCCATAAGTAAATGGACTAAATCTTTCTGAATTTGGATTATAGGCATTAATAACCGTATTGTTCCATATTTCATCATCGCGAAAATCTCTGTCGGGATTAAATATGTTAACATCATCACCCCATAATTCCTTATTTCGATGTCTTATCCAATTTGGTATTTGAACGTAAGTTCCCTCCTTTATTAACACATTTTTACCGTTTTTACCTACAATCTCACAATCCTCTGATATTTTTCGAAAAGTTCCATTAGGTATAGGTGTCCACAACCTTAACGTTTCCATTATACATCTTGTTAAAAAAGGTAATTTTTTAAAATCTTCGTATTTAATCTCTTTTTCTCCTAAATCATTCCAAAATAAATCTATTTCATTGATTAATCTTTCCTGATAATTACTATTTTTTGATAATTCATAGATTAGCCAAGTTAACGTATGTCCTGTTGTATCATGTCCAGCAAATAGAAATATTAAAAAATTACCTATTTGCTCATTTTCTCGAAAATTATTATTTAATTTTTCCCCTAAACTGCCATTTAAGTCTTCAATTTCTTTTCTTATATTTTCAACATTATTTTTAGAAAGTTTATAATCTGGTTTACTAAATCCCAATCTTACAATTTTATTATATGTTTTTTCCATAGTTTCATCCATACCTATTAATCCTAGCATTAATTGCTTTATTGTCTCTGATAAAAAAAACTCATTTATATTTATATCTGAATTTATTTTATTTAATTCTGCCAATCTTAAAACAGATGATTCAGCTATTTGATTTGATTTTTTAACTAATGGTTTTAATTGGTCATTCATGCTAAATGCTTGAGTGAAATGTCTTCTCTGTCGTAGCCAATTATCGTCATCGTCTGTAGAAATAATACTATTAAATAAAAAGGGTTTAAAATTAGGCATTTTAGTTACATTATCCTCGGCAATATTTTCTACATCTCTTGGGTTATTTATTATAATCAATGGAACTACCTCTTTTTTTTGTTTATATGGAATAAAATAATTTTCTTGTAAATTTTTACAGTATTTAAAACTATAATTATATAGCAATATATGCAAACTTCCCATTTTAAAATAGTGTTTATATTGATTTAGTATTTGACTTTCTGCTAAATATTCTAAAGGTGAATGTAGTTTTTCTGAATAATATTCCATTATTTTATATTTATGGATTATTTTTATATAAAAATTTGAAATATTAATAATTTGTTTGATTACAAATAAATGCCTATAACAGCATCAATGATTGAATACCATAAAAATCAAAATGAATCAGAAAAAAATAAGAATATAATGGAGTGTAAAAAAATAAATGAGCTTTTTTGGGATTGTGTTTTAAAAACTAAATCAAGTATAAACTGTGGTGAGTATTATTTTAATCTAAAAAGATGTATGGAAAAATATAAAATTTGACGTACTCAAATCATATTATTAAAATGTAAAAATGTGTCTTAAATTAAAACACTTATTTATACAATGTATAGAAAATAATGATGACCATGATAAATGTCGTAAATTATTTTATAAATTTATAGATTGTATGGAGGATAATTATAAATAATTTAAAATTGATTATTTAAATATATTTTTTAATATTTTTACTAAAATGAATAATAATATTAATGATTTAAGTAAACAAGTAGATGAAACAAAACATCTATTAATGAAAAATTGTGACAAAATAATTGAACGAGGCAATAATATTGATGAATTAGATCATAAAGCCGCGGCATTAAATTTGTCGTCGGTGCAATTTAAAAAAAATACTAAAACACTTAAAAACAAAATGTGGTGCCAGAAAAACTATTGTATATTTATTGTGTTTACGCTATTAATTATTGTTATATTAATACTTGTTATTCCAAAAAAAAATTAATTTTTTTAGAATAAGTTCATTATAATCGACTTGCTAATATATTACCCTGACTTATCGTTGCATTATCTAGAGCCGCTTTTGCCATAATATCATCTGTAGATAAGTTTATAGACACTAAAACTCTTTTGTATTTTTTTTCTACACTAAAAGGCTGTGTCCTATGTTCAAATTTACAAGCATCCCAAACCAGCAGTTCGTTCTTTTTATATTTATATATACAGGGTTCTCCTAATAAATCTTTATATTCCAAATGTCCTAATCCTTCCTCTAGCACAAATAATGGGAATATTAATGTTAAAATACTCGTATTTAAGTCAAATAATTGATGCGTATCGATGACATCTAAATGAAATTGGGTATCTTCAACGTTTAATTTGTCTAAAACTATAAAACTAGCTCCTCTAATTGTAAATTTATTTCCAATTAGTTCCTCAATTGTAGTATAAAAATTTAAAGACTTTAAGTAGTTATCAAAATATCGTAACGATATTTCGGTCATGGCCCAAATCCACTTTATTTCTTCTGTTATATCTCCTATTCTTGTGTTAAAACTTACACCATCGTTTAAATGTATTTCACTATTACAATTTAATATGTAATTTTCTAATTTATTGTATAATTTTTTTAATTCCTTTAATTCGGGATTATCATAAATACTTATTTTTTGACTTAGAAACATTTTATAAAATATAAAATTTAAAATGCAATAATCAATTTTTTATACTAAATTATCCATACTTGTTGTATAGATATCACTTTCTGATAAATTCCCTGGTCCATTTTTGCAATATAATTCTACATCATTAAAACCTTCTGATAATATTTTTAAATTGATATGAATATTGTCTATAAATTCTTTCATTTGTAATTGTAAATTTTTATTTAGTTTATTTCCTATATAATTATAATACCAATAAAGTCTATCAAAATGTTTCACTTTTTCACCTATTTTTTGGTTTACATCTTTAGGCTTTATTGAATCTATTTTTATTTTATTTATCATTTCATTTAGTTTTGTTTTTCTCAATGAATTGTCTTTAATATCTATAAACATTTCTAAAAAATATAAATAACATAATCTATTTAGTCGCTTAACGTATTTGTTATCATCCCATGGATATTCAGCTACATGAAAAAGTATCTTTTCCAAATCTTCAATTAAAAATTCTAAACTATAACTATTAAATTTTAATGTTTTATCTTTATTAGTAATATTATACCTACTAATTGCTTTATCCATATTATTAAAAACTTCTTTAATACTCTCATCTTTTCTATGTGGTATACTTACATCAATTAATTCACCACCTATATTTATTTTAGAATGGTTCTTGTTTTTTTCTAATATTAAATTAAAATTTATTTTTGTTCTTATTAATGCAAATTTTGTTATACCACCATCTCCTGATTTAAACTCAAGTGTTTTATTTAAAGATATATACATAAAATTATCTTTTTCTGTTAAATCAGACCGGTTTAGCTCTGAATCTTTTTCACTGAATTCTGTTATAAAATCTTTCAAAGAATCATAATTGTTTTGATTAACACTCGTATTTTTAAGGATTAAATCTGTGAAATTTGCTTTATAATATTTTGTATTATCTATATCTTTAACACTATTTGAATTATTAAATTCTTTTAAATTTTTTTTTAATATTTCTTGTTTATAGCCATTATTATACTTAAAATAATCAAAATAATCAGTTAAATTATTATTTATTATTTCTCTAATTCTATATTGTAAATGATATGAAATTAAACACCAATCATTATAAATTTTATCATAATCTTCTAATTCAGGATTTATATATATAGAAAAATCAGCATCAGACCTTTTAAAAAACTTTTTATAAAAGTCATTTATTTTTTTTCCTGCCAAATCAGGTAATTCCATAATTAACTCTTTTGAAATTATTCTTAAAATGTTACCACCTTTAAAAGTAAAAAATATATCATTTTTTTTTATTCCTCCTTTTACCATATGTGATTTATATTCTATATATTTTTCTATATTTTTCTCAAACATGTTATAGACTAACATCAAGAAATTAAAAAGAGAATTATCTGTTAGAAAAAAATCGTTAACAATAATATCGGTGCATAAACCCTTTAATTCACGATTTAAATCATTAAACTCTTTTTCTATTTTAATCGTTTGTTGATTTGTCTTATTTAAGATAGGAATCGCTCTATTACCATAGCTAGTTTCTAAATTAATATTCTCATCATCCCATCCATATTTATTATCTAATTCTTGCTCTTCTTCTCTGTTTTTAAAATATGCTAAACTACCTAGAAATCCTGATAGCAAAACTAAGTCCATTATATATATATATATATATATATATAAAAAGAGTAATTTTAAAAATAAGCATACTAAATATTTCTATTAATAATATATGAATATTTTAACATTAAAAAATAGTTATATAGCAAAAGGTGGAAATAGGAAGGTTTATTTACATCCTAAAGATGTAAATAAATGTATTAAAATTGAAAATAAAAATGGGACAATAAGAAAAAGTAATAAAACCGAATACATTGAATTATCTAAATTATCTTGTAATGATTTTTATACAAAAAATTATGGTTTTGTAAATACTAATTTAGGTAAAGGTTTAGTATTTGAATTAATAAAAAATAGTGATAATTCGATAAGTTTAACATTAGAAGAATTTGTTAAAAAATATTCTATAACTGACAATAATTTAATTGATAGATTAAATCAATTTAAAAAATATTTTTTTGATATACAGATAATGATTGCCGATTTACACTCTAGAAATATACTTGTTCAAATGGATAAAAACTGTGTTAAAAAATTTATTATTTGTGATGGTATAACCGCAAAAAAAGGTATTGATATGCGTAAATTTATGTATACAAAATTATTAAAAAAATTGTATATAAAAAGAAAATTTAGAAAACTTTATAGGGAATTAATAAAAATTAGTAATCAGAAGATTTGAAAATCTTTTCAAATCGTTTCCATAAAACTACATAAATTGAACTATTTAGACAATTTAATAGTAATCTAGTGCCCATTCCCCTTCCTAAATAATTTCCTATACCTTTACTTTGAACTATCTCTTTAAAACTATCCATATATGTTATATATTTAGTGCTACTTTGTTTATACGTTTTTACAATTCTTAGTGGATTTAAAGTTAAGTCTGATATTAAGGTGCAACTAAATCCGATTGATGCATTTCTTAAATCATCATTTTTGATTTTAGGTAAGTTGTTATTGAATATCATGTAAAAATTAAACCAAATATATGAACCTATAAACATATTTGATAAATATAAAGTTCCACCTGAATAAAAAGTTCTAATTAGTCCTTCATTTTTAATTTTATCTTTAATTATTTCCTTACCCAATTTTCCTCTAACCTGATACATATTTCCCATTGTATCTAATGGAATTAATAATGATTTCCATCCAGTGCTTGTCAAAGCAATTAAACTGGTTTTTTCTGAATGTGATAAATTTTCTTTATTATTAAAATAAGTATATACACTTGTTTCTCCCATTCTACCTAAACAACTTTTCAAACAAGAAGCCAAAATTCCTCTATAAAATCTTGATGTATCTTTATTATTTTTAAGATTTATAAATGAAGTCAACATATTATCACCTGTAAAATATTGATATTTTATAGTTGTTTTAAGCGGATATGTAGTAAATGTTTGTAAACCTCCAGCTATAAAACCAGATAAAGCATTAGATTTTATGGAATCCATTTTTGAGTTTGAAAAAATATAATTAAGAAATCAATTTTTTGTTTATTTCTAAAAATAAAAATATTTTAATATTATCATGAATTTAAACTATGCACATATAAAAAAAATATTTCAAAATATATTTATTGATATCTCTAATTATTTACAGCAAAACACAAGTGATATTATTATTGATAAAAAAAATATATCTGGAGATTATGTTAAATTAGTAGACTTAGAATGTGAAAAAATATTTTTAAAACATTTATCAAAAAATACATTAAATATTATTGGATTTGTTTCAGAAGAAACCGAAAAATTGACTTTTTTAAAAAATATTGATATAGATGAAAGTAACCCTAAATATATTGTAGCTTTTGACCCACTTGATGGTAGCTCTAATTTTGCATTTAATATTAACACTGGTTCTATTTATGCAATATATGAATATTGTCAACTAACACATAAATTAATTAAAATAGTGCATTCGGGATATTGTTTATATGGTATAAATACAATAATGGTTTACACTGAACTAGATAATATTATTATGTCTATAAAAGACCGATTCAATAGTTTTACAAGGATAAGAAAACTTCATTTTGACGATTTAGAAAAATCAACTAAAGTATATGCTATAAATCAAGCAAATGATTACAATACTGAAATGACTATGCTTCTTAGATATTATAAAAATAATAATTATAGTATGAGATGGGTAGGCACATTAGTAGCTGATGCTCATCGGATACTATTGAGTGATGGTATATTTTATTATCCTACAACAGATAAAACCCCAAATGGTAAAATTAGAATGCTTTATGAATCTATTCCCATGGCATATATATTTAAATTAGCAGGTGGAATAGGTTTAAACGGTGCTTTTCGCGATGTTGTATCTAGAATCCAAGACTTTAATTTAGAAAATCCTCATCAAAAATCTGGAATTATTTTGGCTTCCAAGAAAGAACACCATAATTTGTTAGAACAATTAGATTATTATGAATCTGAAAATTGCAAACCTTAATTCCAAACAGCCTCTTCTGTCCCAATCCATTTTAATGGATAAACTGTAGCTGTTAATATTTCATTTAGTAATTTATTTAAATCAATATTATATTTTACTATAATTATAGGAGATAACTCTGTGTTGTTTTTAATTAATTTGTTATAATATTTTATCTTTTCTAAATTATCGATACAAGCATTTAGTGTATCTGTTTCTATAAAATTTATCGTATGAAATAGCCCTAATAATGTTGCTTCTACTATTTTAATATTATCATTAATTGTTGATATTAGACTTTCTCGTTGAAATAAATATTTTTGTCTATATTCTAATACTGGATTATAATCAATAATGAACATTAGTTTTGTTATTATTAAATCTATTTTATTGTTTAAACATCGTGACATTATAATATCTAATATAAATTTAAGTGTTCTGTAATTTAAATTCATCTAAATTTAAATTGGTCTAAATAAATATTAGATTTCTAATATTTATTTAGTATAAAAATAAAAATTATTCTTAAGTAATAGCATACTTGTTTTTAATTTAAAGTGTATTAAAATTATCACTTAATTGGTAAAAGGTAATAATTATTGTAATTACAGTTATTATTGAAAATATTATTAATAAATATTTTTTTAAATCTTTCCAAATTTTACTTATTTTCGATTCCTCCAAACTTTTCATCATATAATGATACTTTATCCCACAATATTCTTCTTCAACTTCATAATAGTCTAATTTGTTTTTATAGTAATTTATTACACCTTCTCCTGAAGTTATATAGATTTTTTTATATCCCTGTTTCATAGCAATTTCTTCACACTTTTTAACTAGTTTTTTCCCCAATCCTGAATGTTGAGGTTTTGTTTTATCTTTAGTATTTGTTCTAACTGTTGCACCATAGACATGCACCTCTCGAATAACTGCACTATTTTCTAATATAGGTAAAGTATCTGAACTATCATTTAACAATCTTAATCTAGCTAAACCATATAATTTCTCGTTCTTGTCTTCAAATGATATAAAATAATCGTTTGAACCAGCCTTTATCCTTGGATAAATATCTAATTTTAGAGAATCTATATTAAATTCTCCTCCCTGAATTTCGCGACATCTGATACATTGGCATTTCTTTAAACCCTCCTTTTCTATTTTTTCTAAAATATGTTGTCTCAGATTTGTTATTTTATTTCCACCTACAATACTAATTTCAGGAATATCTCTGATAACTCTATTTAAACGCGTATCTTTATGAACTTTTTGTTTGGCATAAACCAAAGTGTCTACAAGATAAGAACCCCCATCTATTTCTGCATAAGGTAAATATTTTTTTTTTGAAAGGTCAATCGGGTCCCCTCCTATAGGTCCATAATATTTAATAGATTTGTATTTTCGCCAAACCCTTTGAATTTTTATAGAGTTTATTTTTTCTTTTAGATTTTTAAAAAATTCGGTCATGTTATTATACCACGTTAATATCCTTGTATGTGGTGTTGTAGAACATGGATATAATTTCCACTGATCTGCTACAGCAAAATCTTCGTGCTCTGTTATTAAATCAATCATATCGCGGTCATCTTGTGGTGATAATAAGCATAATTTACCTGGCCCAGGTAAGTCAAACATATAATGAGTATCTAATTTTAGTCCACAATCTAAAATCCGTTTGGTGCCCTCCTTAATTTGTTCAACCGTGCATCTTCTATTTATTCCTTTTAATATAGAGTCTGACAATTGTTGAATACCTACCTGAACAGTTGTAATACCACATGCCATAAAATGTGCACAATCTTCGAGACTTGCATGGTCGGGTCTGGTTTCTACAGTAATACCTACAATTTTTACATCTGAAATTCTGTTTAATCTCATTTCTTCCCCTAGACTTTTCATTTCTCGTCTAGAGGACCAAGTATAATATGTATTGCATGCATAATAAAGACAAGTCATAAACCAAATTCTATAGTCCATAGGATAATAACAATATGTTCCACCTAAAACTATAAATCTTATTTTATCTACTTCATGTCCCATTATTTCTAAACAATGAATCCTATCATACGTTTGAGTAATAGGATGGAATTTATCTTTAGCTGCACGCATACAACCTGGTTCAGTGCTTAAATATGACCTAGGTTGTATTCTTACTTTTTTTTTCTGCCATTTACCTATTTTTTCATTAAAAATTAGTTTTTCTGCTTTTTCATCTGGACAATAAGAACAATCTTCTGGACAATCAAATTTGGAAGGACTAGTAAAAACAGTTACTGGTAACTCTCCTGAACCACTTCTACAAAATTTCCGTTTCATATATTTTTCTAAATTAGAATTTCGTTCAATAATATTAGATTTATACATTTTTTTATAGATTATATTTAATTCTATTTTGCTAGGGAATTTTTTTATTTTTCCTTTAAGATTCTTTAAAATTTCATTAAGATTTTTTGTATACTCTTTTTTTGAAGAATAATTTTTACTAACTAAAAAATTTACAACTTTTTCTATTGATTTTTTTTCGTCTTCTGAATATTGTGTTTTTTCATTAAATATATCTTCTAAATCTTTTTCTATAAGGTTGTGTTCAATATCTGAAAATTGAACCATCTTTTTAAGAATTTAAATCTTTTAATTTTAAGTCAAATTAAATATCTATTTTTTTAATTTTTTTTGAAAAAAAAATATTTGTATATATTATAAATGAGTTTGAAAGGAGTAAATGACTTTAACGTATGTTTAGGCGGATATTATGATTGGAACATACATGACATGAACAACAGAGCTGGGCCAGATACCTTCGATATAGACACAAATGATACTTCCCACTACTATTCAGCTACTGGAACTTTGGATGATGGCACAGAAATTAGAATAGAAGGAAGCTCATATTTAGATGGTAACAGTAACGGCAACAGTATGTTCTCTGATATCTCCCCAAGCGCTAAATTTACATTCCGTGAAGGCAGATTTCCAGTTGTAGGTGAAACTTCTCTTCAAATTGAACAATCAGGTGAAACATTAGGTGCTTGGGATGCAGTAGATGGTGGTTATACTGGAGGCAATAAAAATACTGGTTCCGCACCTGGGACAAGCGTGGGATATATGGCCGGTGCTGGTGGTTCTGGAACTCCACATGCAACTGCCACCGTCGCCACCACATCAATTAGCGAGCGCGATTACCAAACCCTAACCTGGACAACAGATATATCCAACAGAGTTCCTATGTTAGATGTTTTTACTGTAAGAGTTACAAACAGGCTTCCTACTACTGCTGGAAAATCGACTTTTGCTATAGCTAGTGTATCTGTATCTTTAAGCATGGACATAGCAGGATTAGGCGACGTGCATTTCCAATATGGAGAAGCATCGAACAAAACTGGCAATAACGGGGAAGTAACCAGTCTTAAATTGGTGCCAAGATTAAATTTCTTAGCTGATAGAAATACAAGTTTGGCTGTTGACTATTATGAAACTTGGCATAACTCGGTAACAAAGTCATCTGGCACACAAAGATGGCAAGTAGCAGTGCATATGGATATGCCTGTTTTAAGTGCAATTACCCTTCCTTATTTAGGAGATGTATTTAGAGACACAAGATTACAGTTTGGTTATGAAGAAACTGACCTTAACGTGATTGGACCTGGTGGTCATGTAGAAACCACTCGTTTAGGTTTATATAAACAAACAGGATTAATCAGCTGGAGTGCAGGATATATTGATAGAAGAACTAATCTCGCTGGTGCAGCCAAAAAAGGCCCCAACGGCGATTCAAACGGATTCCATTTAACTCTTAGTGCTGGTTGGGATGTTTGTTTATAAAATTAATTTGTTGAAAATTTTTATTTACATTTACATAATTTATATATTTAAATATATAAATTATATATCAAAATCATAATTTTTATATACGCTTAACGATTCTTTATTAATATCTTTTCTTATCTGTTTAGTGCTTGCAGTAAAAACAACTCTACCCGAATTCATAAATGATAAACAATTATTGTTGAAGGGTAAACCACAATATTTTAGCAATTTTCTTATAGTAAGATTTTTATCACTAATTAATTGATTATTGTCTAATAAAAAAATACCTGGATATTTTTTAAACCAGAAATCAATCAGTGTTTCATGTAATCTATAATATTCAAACAACGTTTTTTTATTGTAACTGTATAAATGATTATTATTAACAAATTTTGTTTTATATAATGAAAAACAATTATCCATAATATTTCTCCTACAATAAACTATTTTAGCTTCGGGAAATAAAATTTTAATTATTCCAATTATAATAAAATTTTGAGGCAATTTATCACATATAAAAGTCTCGTTTTCAGAGGCGTTTTTCAATTTGTATAGATATTTTTCTCTTATTTTTATTAACTTGTCTTTGTTTTTAAGTACAGATATTAAACTAGATATTTGTGGATAAGAGTAATTTATTCCTATGAGTTTATGGAGATAATCTAATTCTCCTAAACCGAGAACATTTTTATGGCTATCTAAAATTTGTTCACATAAACTGGTTCCAGACCGCGGCATACCACAAATAAATATAGGTTTAATTTCTGACAATTCAGTATCTAATTGTGTTATTTTACAATTTTTAAAATAATTTATTAAACAACTGACAAATATTTTAAAGTTATCTATATTAAAATTCCCATAATATTTAATCATGTTTTTATTCATCGTTTTTAAATACATATCTGCTTCTTCATAACATTTTTTATTATGATAATATGAAAATAATGCTTTAGATATATTATCTTCATTTTTATCTTCATTTTTATTAAAGTTTTTAAGTAAATTTTTAAAATATGATAAGATTTCATCACTAATTGTTATATTTTTAACTTCAGCATATAATTCAAACACCTCATTATTTTTAGAATTATGTGTAAATAATTTTTTTATTATAGTTTCAGCTTTTTCGATTTTACCCATCATTATGTAAAATTTTATTAAAGTTAATAATGAGTTTGAGGCATTTAAGGTTTTATCTTGTAATGGACATAAATCTTCTAAAATTTTAATAGCTTTATCTGTAGAATTAGTATAAAATAAACCTATCGCATAATTTTGTAAACTTATTTGAGTTTTTTTTAAATTTAAACTACGTCTAGCAAATATTAAACTTTTTTCAAACGATTGACATTTATTAAATAGCCAACTCATATTGTTTATAGCCGGAGTATAATCTGATTTTATTTCTAAACTTTTATTTAAATAATCTAATCCTTCTTTGAACTTATTTTGTAGAATATGTAATTGTCCTAAATTACTGTAAACTTCATAACCAGTTTCTCTTATTATTATAGCTTTATTTAGTAATCTATCTGCCTCTCGATATTCTTTTAAATCTATTTTAAGAACACCATAAAATCTATAAAAATCATAAGTATTGTAATTTAAATTTTCTAATCTATTATATATTCTCGCTGATTCCAAATATTTTTTTTCTAAATAAAACTTTATTGCTAATTCAAATTGTTTATCAAGATTATTATCCATCTATCTATAATATGTAAATATAATTTTAAACTTATTTTCACATAATTATTGAATTAAAAAAAAATAATAGGTGATTTATAAAACATTTACATCAATTTACTACCAAATAACCTTTTATAAATATTAAATATAATTTTAGTATTTTTATTAATATAATATAAGTTTATTGCTATACTGATTAATAATATTAGTAAAATATCTTTATCCCAATATATACATTTTTCTATATTGGGCTTTATTGGTTCATATAATGTTTTTATAGCTGCCATTACTTATTTTTAAAAAATAAACTATAAAAAATATCAAATTTTTATTTATAATTATAAAAATATTCATTACATAATATTAATCTTTAAATAATAACTTTATTTAAAGATATTATACATTTAAATATATTTTATGATTATCATTTAGGTCTTAATGTCATACAAACTAGGTTTACGATGTTACTTAATAGAGGCAGCTGAAAAGTTTTTGCTACTGCTAAGTAAACCAATATCAACTATAGAAAAATCTGTTGATTCTAACTATAATTTACATAGTAAATGGACTTATTATTTTATTGAATTATACAATAATCGGTTAGAATTTTTATTAATGGGAGAAACAAGAGTTAATGGTAGAATAACTGAAACGTCCAAAATATTCACAAATTCTTACAAAAATAATTATGATAATATGAGAACTGGTTTTACACAAATTCAAGACGAGAAAATTTGGGAAGAATTAGAAAATATGAATGATAATCATATAGTGTTATCACTTGACCAAAAAAAAAATTATAATAACAAAAGACTAAGCCAAGATGAGCGTGTGTATTCATCAGTAAAAAAATGCACTGATAATGAGTTTAGAAATAAAATGGTTTTAGAAAATACAATGTTAAGATTAGTGGTATTTATGTATCAATATATAAATAAGTTTGAAGAAGATTCAATTAATATAAATCTATGGAATTACAGCTTAAGATCTATGACTTTTTCATACAGATGTTTTTTTGTAGGAATATGTACACTTTTATGTCAATACATAATGACTATTGCATTACTATATAACGTCATTGATGATTATAGTTTAAGTAAAGACCCCGTAATTATACTTATTACAATTGTTTCTACGATTATATCAACATTATACAGTTATAATACAGTTACATCATATATTTATGCAAGCCCTATGTATAAATTTTTAATAAAAATGTATGATGATTATCCTGATTTAGTCTTAAAACATGAAGAAAAAAATAATATATTTTATAAAGAAAAAACTATATCAATGAAAAGATGGCATATCGTTTATAATTGGTGGGCTGATTTTTTTTCTAATTTTATCTTACCGATATGTATACCATTTTTAAATTTATTTATTATTGCTAATTCAGAATCAGCTGTTGATGCAATTTTAAATTCTGTGGCGGTTTTCTTTATTATACAAATAGATGAAGACCTACTCTCAATTACGTCTTATGAGAATGAAAAAAATACAATAAATTTTATTCGTTGGATAACTGCTGTTATTTATTGCCAACATATACCAATATTTAAAGATGTATTTAAACTTGAATGTGATTCTTGGTGTAATAATGCTTTTAGATTATCAAAAAAATATAAAAAAAAACAACAAAATAAAGTATTTCCAATCCTTATTAACACTTCGCACAAATTAAGCAAGTTACCTACAATTAATGATACAGAAAGTAATTCCAGTATTAATAGCAATACAAGTGATTTCAGTAATGATACCTTTAAGAGTAATGATTCTAGTTTAAAAAGTTCAGAAATTGATGAAAATTTATTTGAGTATCAGCCAGGATTTAATAAATCTCCCTTACCAGATATTAATTAACAAAATTTATAGATGTAAATCAATTATTTAAATCTATGAATTTTATTTTTTTTCTACATAAAGGACAATTTATTTAATTTAAAATTAATATTATATGTATACAATTTAAAAATTATATTGTATAAATATATATATATATATGTATCAAAAAATTTATGACCCAATATTAAAATCATTTATTCCTATTCAATCAAACTATGGAATCAAAACTTTAAAAAATTATATCGGTGGAGCCAATGTTAAACCTAGATTTGAAAAAAAACTAATTTCTGATTTTATGAAAAAAATCGACCCAAAAACTAAGAATTTTCCCCATTATATTAAAGATAATAGATGTATTCCAATATATAAAAAAATCCAAATTCCTTTTGAGATAAAAACACACAACCCTTATGCTGGTCGCATTCAATATACACTCTTAGAAAAAATACGTTTATTTTATACTAATGTTTTCAATATACGTAAATCAATGATTGATGTAAAAACACAAAATACTCAATATATATATGATAATCTAATTCGCTGTAATATATTTTTAAACAAAGATTCCGAAACTCCTGAAAAGTTTAAAAAAAAAATAGATAAATTAGATGAAAAATGTGATAAATTTATTGAAAATGCATCTCAAATATCTAATGAAATAAATTCAGGTGAAATAGGCATATTAGCACAGAAAATAAGAATTTTATTATCTAAACCTCGAAACACAGATGTTTCCCAAATATGCTCGAATTTCAATTTATTTCACAATATTGAAGATACAATGCAAAACGCCTTTGAAGATTATAGACATTTACAAAACTTAATTGAAAACATAAGGACTGATAAAAAAATAATGAATGGAAATTTAAAAGGGTTTTTTAATTTTACTTGGAAAAGTATATACATTTCTAAAAATGAACTTATAGCGGATTTCTATAATTTAAACAGAAATATTGATAAAATAAATTTAAAGTTGAAAAAATATAGTTTAGCCTTAAAGTCTTTACAAAAATTGATTGAGAATCCCCAAAAAATGATTAATCAATTAAGAGTAATACACAAAAAGTTAGACATTTGTATAAATAATAAACCTCAATTTTCACCATTTGAAATAGCATTTAGAAATGGTTGGTTCCAACCAAGAATGATGGTCAAAATAGATGGTTTAACTTCAAATGTAAAACTTAATGGTAAAAAAGGTAAAATATCTCATATTACTCCCAAAAAGGGTTATGACACAAGAATAGCACTAAAAATATTAAATGATACAGATTGGAAAAATCAATCCGTATCTCATGTTTCAACAAACAAATTTCTATCTGGTGAAAGAGTTATTATTGTAGGTTTAAAAAAAAATATGCTATTAAACGGTATTAAAGCGACTGTTTCAAGAGAAGATTTTGAAAATAAGTTGAGAATCCCGGTTTTTTATTATTCTAAAGGCTATAAAATTAAAAAATCAATAAAACCCGAAAATTTAATAAGCGTTAAGGACGCACCTAAAACTTTTATTACAGTATCTATACCTATTAAAAATATAAAACCAATATAAAAAGGAAATTAATAAAATATTATATATTTATATCTTATTAATTTTAAACACGTTTAGCGCTGCATGTAAATCTTTTTGTATTAGAATCACTTTGTTTTCTTCTTTTTTGCTTAATACATTTATATTTTAGTTTTTCTCCATGTTCACCATTAGGATTAATTACTATACCTTCTATCTCTTTATCAACGGGACAATCTTTATAACTGTAATTATTACAATAATCATCATGGACAAATTCGACATTAGTTGTTTTCGTTTTAACTTGTTTGTTAACCCTCATTTTTCTATCATTACCTAATTTTGTTCCTTGTATACTATTGTTGTCTCTTCTGATAGTGCAATTTTCTGATACAGGAACACATGTATTACTATTTATATTATATCTACAAGAGTTTATTCTATTACATTCATCTTCTTGACCATTTTTCTTATTACATTCTTCTTTGACATTTTTAATTGCATCATGTCTATTCAAAATTTCCCAAAAATTAACATCCTGATTTTCTTTTCCTAATCTATCTTTATATAAATTTCCATATTTAAATTTACCTGTTGTGCTTGCATCACAATAAAATGGTTTATTTTCTAAGGGACCTTGATATTTATTACAATCTGGATATTTATCACTCCACAATTTATAGTAAGTGTCCTCTCCCTCATTTACAGGATTTATATCATCTGCAAATTGTCTAGAATATGTAATTAGTTGGTTATTAATAATTTTAGGGTTAGGAACACGAGCAAGAGGATGTGTATAAAATATCTCTGATAAAACATATCTTGCCAGATTAAAATATTTATTTTGTTCATCAACATTATCTGTATCAGCTTTTGTCCTATAATAATTGTATAATATTTTTCCTAACTGTCCGTATTGATACGAAACAAGTCTGTCCAAATTATCATAATCTTCACTATCATCCGAATTTTCTAAAATTTCTTTAATTGTTTCTTCTTTTTTACTGAGACTATAAGAACCTTTGATCCTCTCCCATAGTGCTTCTGCTTTTTCTCGAGGACTTTTTTTTTCTAAACTAAAATTATTAATCTTAGGTAAATTATAATACTGTTTAAATGGATAATATTTAGTGCCAAAGAAAATATCATTAATTGTAGCCTCATTTAATTTTTTTGGATTATTACCTTCCCATGAATCATTTATTTGTAATATTGTTTTCCAATTATTGTATGTATGATTGTTAATTAAACCTTTATTAAATATTAATATTGATTGAAACGAATTATAAATATTTACTCTACATAATTTCAAATTTGTAAAATTATTATATCTAACTGATTCTTGAATATAATCTCTATCACCTATATGTTTTATGATATCATTACTAGTTTTAACTGAGTTTTCTGCCATTTTTATACCAGCATTTAAAACAGTGCCTGTAAAATAATGACCACCTAAAGCACTATCACCAACATTATAATATAGTTTATTATTAGAAAATTTTGTTGTTGTTTCAGAATACCTTAAATGCACTTTAAACATAACAAATTCTGACATATCTAATATTTCATTAACTTCTTTCATAATGTTATTTAGTGTTAATGCATTCATTTCTTTATCATGTATTTCTATTATATTATAAAAACATAACATCGATATAATTGTTATATACAAATAATTTTGTGACCAAGACTGACGATTGGGTCCTAATAAATCACTTATATATTTCCATTCTTTAAAACCTAATTCATCTGCATGAATTTTATACAGATTTGGGTCTATTATTGATGATATATAGTAAGTTGGTGTTTCGTAATTTAAACTATCTTCGTAGTTACCTCCATCTCTATTTTTATCTAAATTTTCACCTCTAGGAATAAAAAATCTATATTTATGTTGAGGAAAGGTAGTTTCTCCCCCCTCAGAATCTATAAATTGATTGACATCCCCCGTTCCACCTTTTTCATATGCATAGTTAGTATATCTTAGAAATCCATCTGAATGAAATATATCATCTGTCCATCTTGTTCTTGTTGAATCCATTTTCATTTTACATTTGTCTGATACAAAAGAGTTTTTTACTCCACAACTTAATGACAACCCATCTGTCCAATCCCCCCAAGCAGATGGAAGTTGTTTTATAATATTTAGAGGTTTATGTTTATCTCTAATTTTTTTAATACTTTTTTTACTTAAATATTTTTTCCACTTTGTATAATTTTTTTTCCCTAAATATATTATAAATCCACAGCCAGATTCTTTATTATAATGCTCTTTAGAACCTTCTGGTTTTATTCTTTCTTCAATTCGATGAGGTTTTTCTAAATCATTAAAAACTTCTATAGTTCGAGGCATAATTATTTGAGTCTTGACTGGATCTTTATAACCCGCTGAACCTATTAATATATCGTAATGACGCGACTCTATTGTATTTCTTATTACTTTATGATTACTATTTATATAATTTAATTCTAAATTTAATGTATCTATTTTTAATTCTGTATTATTTATAAAATGAGTTTTACCATTCCCATTGTTTAAAAATATATCTAATAAACCATTCACTAAATTCTTGTGTTGTATAGAAACCGATACAGGAACAGGAAGTGTTTTTTCTTCATTTCCATCTTCCCCAGTATATGTATAACCATATTGTTCATCACATAAAAAATCACTATCACTTAAATCATCACCAATATTTTCCAATGATGGGTTTAATTGTTTAAAACATTTACCTATTCTATGTGATGGAGCTGCACCTACAAAACACCCAGATTTATCTAAAAATTTACGGACTTCCTTCGGCATACTCTGTATATTAGAATATGCTGGTGAATTTTGTAAAAAAAATATCCATTCTCTATCAAAATCAGCTGATTGTTCAACAACTAAAACATTATAATCGTCCTTTTTATAAAGTATAGCCGTATATAATCCAACTGGACCTCCGCCTATTATTATTACATTTTTATTAGAATTTATTAAAGCCTGTGTTTTAAAATTTTCAATAACTTCATACCAATTAGGTTCTTTTATTCTACCACCTTTAAGTATATTTATATATTTACTAAGTATTTTTTTTCCTAAAATAGTATTTATATTTACTTTTCTCATAGTTTTTGGATTTACAATCTTATCGTACATATTTATAATATATATATATATTATTATTTCACAAATAATTGAAATTCTAAAGTAAATGATATATCTAATCCATTCAGATCTAAAACTTGTCCATATTCATCTAGTAATTTAATATGTAATTTATCTATATTAGACCTTGATGTATATACCCTTGTTTGTGTTCCATGAGAATCATTATTAAAATTACTTATTATATTATATTTTGTATCTATAACCGATATTCTTGCTATAATATTATCATTTATGTAATAATCCTTTAAATTTCCTATTATATAATCATTAATATTGGTATTAAAATCATTGATTACTAAATAAAAATATCTATTATTAGTATCATTAAACATATTTTCGGCTGTATAAGTTGATGCATTTTCATACAGTTTTTTTTTATAACCAATAAACCATCCCAATGTTCTTTCATTATTACCAAAATTTATTGTTAATTTTAAGTTGCTTTTACTTGATATAGTAATTTTATTTGAGTATTCATCTATATCAAATGTAAATAACGAACTAAATTTTCTTCCATTCGACATACTATTTTCAAGTGCTTCTTTTACTTCTCCATATGAATACATACCATCATTTAATAAAAACTCGTAATCAATATTATTCATCATAATTTTAATTTTGTTGTTACCTATTTTTTTTGAAATATTATACCAACTATTAGGCACTTCGATTTGGTCTAATCTCATACTCAAAACTCCAGATAATGGATAATTTAATTTTACAGTAAAATCCGATGATGCACTATCATTGAAGTTTTCTCTAAATCTTGAGTCGATATTAATTATTTTTTTAATTGTAGTTTGTTGTTTCATTTAACTATAATTAAAAATTTATATTTAAGTAATAATACTTAAATAATATTTATATAATATTATTTAATCTTTATTATTAATTAGTATCATTTCTGTTTCTTTATTTAATGTTTTGTGAAGGTCTTTATCCATACCTTGAAATTTGTTTTGAAAATCATCATATCTTTTATGTTTTTCTGTTTCTAAATTATTTATTGTATCATTTTGACCATCTATAATATTAAATCCCTTAACTACCATATTTTCAATAACCTGTTTTTTATCTCTTAAATTCCACTTGTTTCCTTCCCATACAGATGCATAAGGTAGTTTTTTATTAGTAATTTTAACATTGTGATTTTCAGGATGATTTGGATGAAAATGTAAATCTTTTAATAGTCTGGGAACACTACTGAACGGGGCTTTTAATAAAAAATTAAAATATGATTCTTTTAGGTAATCAATATTTTCATTACCAAAATTATTTAAAATAATATTTTGCTCTTTTATATTTATAGTATTATTAGTAATATTGTTTGTTGAAACTTTTTCTAAAATATTCTCAATCTCTAATTTCATGTTGATTCGTTCTTGTTTCCACTCTTCCTTAAGGCTATCTTCCCTTTTTTTCATTTCTTCTAATTGCTCTTTAAAAAAATTAAGCATAATATTTTTGTCTTTATATTCACATTTTTTCTGATGTGTAAATTTAGATTGTCTATGTTTAAACTGTTTATTACAGTATTCACAAGTAAAAATTTTTTCACATGACTCCTCGTCATTAGATTTAATATCCATTGTCTCAATTTCTATATCAAATTCCTTCTTTAAATCGTCTATACTTATATCTTTTATAATAGGTTTACATGGTCTTTTTCTTTTAAAATGATTTTTTAGATTACCTTTAATTTTTGTGGAATATCCACAACGTTTACAAATATACATTATATTATTTATATTTTTTAATTTTAAATAATTAATTTAATTACTGACATTTGACTGACGCTAATTAAATTAAATTAATTACATACTGACATTTGACTGACGCTAATTAAATTAAATTAATTGCATACTGACATTTGACTGACGCTATTTTATCAATACTGACATTTGACTGACGCTAAATTAATTTAATTAAGCAAAATACTGACATTTGACTGACGCTAAATTAATTTAATTAGATTTTAAATGTTCCTGAAATGTTAATTAATTATAACAGTAAAATTATATGTTCAATGAAACCTCCACATAACTTTTGTAATTAATTTAATTTGTCAAAAACTAAGCCTTTTTATTAATAAATTCTGCAATTATTGGTTTTAATTTAAAATGTCGGGAAATTAATATTAGGAAGTTGTGAAAATTAATTTAATTACTGACAAATTAATTTTAAGAGGGGGGGGGGGTTTTTTTATTTTTAGCGGAAACTTTTTTTACTTTTTTTTTTGAGAATAGTTTTTTAAAATATTTAATGATATCTTTAATTTGTTATAATTTAATCATGATTAGCATGACTGCACATACACACATAAATTATATCCCCATTTTTTGAATTACGAATATGATTTATAGAAGAAGTATGTAATGGTTTATCATCAACTTTTTCTTTTAAAACCTGTAAATTATGTGTGGAAAGAAAATCTTTTAATTGTTCCTTAACTTCTTTAACTATATCCGCCGGATTATTATATAAATCTATATTTAATCTAACTTTAAACCCCCAAAACAAATCATCTGAAATCTGAAACGTTCTATAATTAACCATTGTGTTAATTAATTATAAACTTTTCTTTAAATCAAATTTTTTATAGAATAAAATTTGAAGAGATATAAATATATTATGATATATAATAAATGATTATAGGAGTCTCTGGATTACCTAAATCAGGTAAAACAACTTTTATAAATAAATTTTTAGATAAATTAGATGTCAACTATATGATTTTAGATACAAAACAAAAAACTATAGAAAATATCTTGCAAAATTTGAAATCTCAAAAATATGACCTAATAATAATAGAAGGACATAAATTATTTTTAGAAAAAAATTTAGATAAAGTTATAGATTTAAAATTATACATATATAATAATAATATAGATAAATTAGATCTATTAGATAGGGCTAACAAATCTAAATCTGATTTAATAATTCCAATAAGTGAAAATTATAATGCAAGTATAGATATATTAATTAATCATATATAATTATATAAAAGTAATTTATCAAACGTATTTTATAATGACAAGAGAAAATATAAATAAGATGGGACAAGATACTATTAATAAATTTACCGAAATAGGTAATGATTTATTTAATACTGTTCTAGATACAACTTTACCTATAATTAATAATATTGGAGGAACTGAATTAGTTAATCCAATTCGCCAAAATGAAAATCCAATTATATATTCAAACAACACTCATATTTATTATGCGTTTTTTTTACCAGGTGTATCCAAAGAGCATTTAAAATTAATATTATCAAAAGGCACATTAACAGTTTCCGGGACAACTTCATTTATAAATGAACGTTTGAATGTGGGAATCGATGAACTGAATTATAAAAAAACAATTAAAGTTCCATCACATATAAAAAAGAGTAATTTAAAAACATCTTATGAAAATGGAGTATTAACTGTAATATGTAATAATAACATTGCGGATATAGACGAAGAGGAAATTCCAATAAATTAACTAAATTAATTTCTTTTTAAAATAAATATTTATTTCTTTTTAAAATAAATATTTATTTCTTTTTATATTATATATATGCCATATATAAATACTGGAAATAATAAATACGCATTGTTAATAGGAATAAATTACAGAGGACAAGATGAAATTGAGTTGACAGGATGCATAAATGATATTAATAATGTGAAATCGTTTTTAATTAATAATTGTAATTACACTGATAGTAATATTATAATGATGTCAGATGATCATATATCACCAACAAAATATAATATTTTAAATCAATTAGGACAATTAGTAGATAAAGCTTTGAATGAAGATGTTAAAGAGATTTTCTTAGCTTATTCTGGTCATGGTTCTTTTGTAACAGATACTGATGTAAACACCGAATCGGATTCAAGAGATGAAGTTTTAGTTCCTATAGATTGGTATGGAAATGCAGATAAATTGATAAAAGATGACGATATATATAATGAATTAGCTAAATTACCTAGTTTATGTAATTTATTTGCATTAATAGACTGTTGTAATTCAGGAACTATACTTGACCTACCTAATATTTGTAAAATAGATGATAGTAATTTAGTAAGTTTTGAATCAAATCCGGAAATTAAAAGTTCTAGTTTAAATTGTAATATAATTAAAATAGCGGGATGTAAAGATAATCAAACAAGTGCTGAAACATTTATAGGTTTTCAAACACAAGGCGTTTTAACGAATACATTTTTGAAATCAATAAAAAATTTAAATTATAACTGTACTGGAGAACAACTTATAAAATCGATAAAATCGGATATAGCAACTAATAATTATACACAAATACCTACATTAAGTTGTAGCGCTACAGAACAATTGTATGAATTTATAATAAGAGTCAGTAAAACAAATTCAGAAAATAATACAAAAAAAAAACGACGAAAATGTATTATATTGTAAAAGCCTCTTTAATCAGTTCATGAATTTTTATCAATTGTTTACAATTAGATTGTATTTTAAGTATATGGTCCTGATAATTAATACACAAAGTTTTAGGATATAAACTAATGTTTTTAATGTATCTTATATATAAAATTTTATATACATCTGTTTTACAATTTAATAATAATATTTTATTTCTATCTATACTACAAATATAGTTGTTTTTCAGATTATTATTATTAAATTTAACATGAATTTTAAATTTATTTTCTACAATTGATAAACAATAAGGACATGTAGGTTTTATATCAAGCCACTTTTTAATACATTTTTTATGAAATTGATGACTACATTTCATGGTTTTAATTGAAGTTAACAATGGTTCGTAACATATTAAACATAAATTCATAGTTATATATACTGATAATTCTTTAATTTAAAATTTTCGTAAATACTAATAACTTTTAATTTATAATTTATAAATTAATAGTTATTTTTTAATAATCAGCTTAATTGTCTAATGTAATTATTAATAATTTTTTTACCTAACAGACTATTTATATTAACTTTTCTATTTGTTAATGGATTTCTTATATAGTTATATGCTCCTCCTTCTTGATTATCGCACATACAACCATTGCTTTTACCAGCCGCAACCTGTATATTAAATGGTCCTGGATTATTCAGTGTTCCTTGATAATCTATAATACCAGGCATATCTAAATAATTATTACCTTGTCTTAAAGTTCCTGGATAATGTATATTAGCATTAGGTGGGGGATTTGCTGAATTCAAATTATAATGAATTAGATTTGTTGTATTTGCTTCAATAGGTATTGCACAATGTGAACCAGAACAAGGTTGTCCTATATTAAGACCTCCATTTGTAATATTATTATTCATTATATAATTAACATAGATAATTAATTTAAAATGTTAAATAAAAATATTTTTTTAATATATTATTTCCTAACTTAGAATATATAGAAACTTTTCTATTTGTTAAGGGATTTATAATATAATTATATATATTAGGATTATTTCCTCCTGACTGTTTATATTCTGGAATAATTGTGTCAACTCGACCTTCTGCTATATCTATAATAAAATTATGCTTTAGTTCACTTTTAGAAACTTGATTATTTACTAAATTTGAAGGTGGTAATGAAGAAGTATTAACAGATTTTTTAGGATATACAAATGCTTTCGTAGCAGCTACATCAAATTTATTTTTTGTCATTATATTATAATTAGATTTAAGTTTAAAGATAAAATTTAAAAAATATATATAAATATATGTCAAGTTTAAATGATGTTAACAATCTTATTTTAAAATTGAAACGCGATATTCCTGATCCAGAAAGTTTATTTAATAGAAATAGGAAAAAATATGTTGAATTGTTAAAAAATTTAACTTCGATAAATGATAAGTTTCCTTCTATATTAAATATAGTAGAAAGTGATAAATTTGATATGGATGGTGTTTTAAGATTAGAATATATGATAGGAATGGCTGAAAAAGTCAATAGAGAAGAGATAAAAGAACATGACGCTTCTGTCGCAGTGGGCCAAGTTTTAGTTGACGACATAGTAAAACCTTCATTAAATAAATAAAATATTTATAATATTTGAATTATTAAATATTATAATTATATATAGAATATGAATTTAATAATTTTTTTAATAATTTCGATAATTTTGATAATATTAATTTTAACTAATAATAATTATAAAGAAGATTTTTCAATTTTAAATCCGTTACCAGGATGTTATAAAGATATGCGCCAAATCTTTAAAAATATTAATAAAAAAAGAAAAGTTTGTATGAATTATACTAATTTTAATAGTGTATTAAAATGTTTTAATCCGTTTTATCCAATTGCTTATTAATATGAACGGTTTATCTTAAATTTAAATTTATTTTATAATATTAGTATATATGGCTGAACAATTATATTTAGCACGAAAAACGGTAATAGAAATGTTAGAAGATAGAAATTATAAAAATAATTTTGTAAAAAATATAGCTTTTAGTTACTTTAAAGAAATATATAAAAAGTTTGATAATTATTCAGGAGTTTTTGATTTAGATGCAAACAATGAAAAAGGAGAGCGCACTGTAGTCAAGTTTGTAAAAACTATTAATAGTAAAATAAGTCATACTAATGGTATAATAGAGACTACAGATTCTACAGCAGGTAAAAAAGAATTAAAAGATTTGTCAGAATTTATAAAAGAAGCTTTAACTACTGATAATGATGATACAATTATTTTTATTATATGTTATGGTGATGATCTACATGAAATGCATCATACATTTGAGAAAAATAATAGAAATGTTCAGATTTTTCATATAAATAGACTAATTTTTAATATAACAAAACATCATTTAGTGCCAAAACATGAAGTGTTAAATACAGACGAAAAAATATTTATTAAAAAAAAACTTTTGTTAAGTAATTATGAGCAACTTCCTATAATACTTACAACAGATGTTATTGCAAAATACCATAATATGAAACATGGCGATGTGTGTAAAATATACCGACCATCTAAAAATGCTGGACATCATATTTGTTATAGATATTGCAAAGAATCAGTTGATTAAATCATTTAAAAAAATATTGCGATATTAATTTAAAATAATGTCGTGTAAAGTGAAGTATTGTAGATTTAGTAATTATCATATAACATTAGGTCATAGATGTGGGAAATGTAAACAATATGGTCATGGACAGGTTGAATGTAATAATCTTTCATTAAAAAATGAATTATGGGAAGAATCTAAAGAAGATTTTTTAGAAGAAAAAGATTATTGCAAAATTAAAGATTGTGAACATAAAAAAACTCATAAAACCAAAAGTCATGAATGTTCTATATGTTTCAGTAAAAATCACTCTAAATTAAACTGTGATAAAAACCCTGAGAATAATATTAAATTAGAATGTCCACTATGTTTGACATCAAATAATGTTTCATTGATTGATAATTTGATTTATGGTCTAGAAGAAAAATGTAAAGCATGCATGATGAACCCTGTTGAAATATTATTACCTCAATGTAAACATGCGGTTTTATGTAAAGATTGTTGTAAGGAAATAAATTCAGAAAAATTAAATTATGAAATTATAGATGAATTAAATTTAATTAATAATTTTAGTTTTATAAAAAATATAGGAGATTTATTTAAAAAAAAAACAAATATTCCCAATCCTTATTGTAAAATAGTAGCGGGAATGGGATGTATTTTATTTGTAAGGAAAAATATCAATACTAATAAATTTGAAGGGTTTTTTATGCACAATGACAGTTGGGGACAATATGGACCTAAAACTGATGAAAGACCTTTTTTAAATGATTTTATTAAAAATTATCAAATTATAGATTGCTAATAAATTTAAAACTACAAAATAACACAATTGGGTTTATTACTTCTATTAGTTATATTTCTGCTATTTGCAGTTCTATAATTTATATTATTATTTAGAATTCTATTATTTACAGGTATTTGATTTATAAGATTGCTTCTATTATTTTCTGGACTAGTATAATCTAAAGTATTTGATTTATTTTTTTTATATGATGAATCTTTAGCGACAAAAGAACATATTTCGTTTATGTTTTCTGTTACATTAATGATTTCTTTTATTTCATTACAAAGTGGACATCGATAGCCTGAATCACAATTTTTATACCAATCTTTTAAACAAGTCGTATGGAACTGATGTCCACATTCTAGTATATATTTTTGAAATCTGTTATCAAGAGGTTCTAAACATATACTACATTCCTCTGGTTCTAAATAAAGTTTAGACATAATATTATTATTATTATAATATTATTTTAAATAAATCAAAATTTACTTAAAATAATCTGTTATTTTATTTTGATTATAGACTTTTTTTATTGTTTTAGGTATATTTGTATTTAAATTACACATTTTAGAATGATTATTTAAATTAAGATTATGATTTTTAAAATAATTAGTTTTTTTAAGATTAGTAATTATATATCTTGAATCATTGAAACTTATTTTACAATTATTACTTATATATTTAGCTAATTTAATTCTTGGATAGTTATACCAATCTTTATCTTTATTTAAAAATAGTTTTACTTTTGATAAATGGATTAATGCTCGATTGTAATTATCACTATAATTATAGCCCTTCATAATTTTATGTATTCGTCGTCTTGCTGGTAATTTATTTATATTTTGATTTTTAATATAAATAGTATTAGATTGTTTACATGTTTTACTATGTAATTTGTCAATTAATTTATAAGTATATTTATCTGGGATTAAACCTTGGTTTTTCATTCTATCATAGAGAAAAACAACTGCATCCATTTCATATAAATCAACACATCTTTTAATTAAGTTGTTATATTCCTCTAAACTTAGTTTAATTGAATCATCATATAAAGTGTATATTTTATCTTTTAAATTCATAATATTATATCTAATAATATTATATTATTAGATGGCCGATTTAGTTTCTCAGTGTAGTATAAAAGATATAATCGTTAATCCTGATTTGATAAGGACTATAGATTACTATAATGATTTATTATTACAAAAACCTAATGAGGATACTTTAGAATATGTCCAAAATAGAAAAGAATTAAATAAAAATTTAAATAAAATCTATATTATATTTTCAATTATACTTTCAAGTTTACTTTTGGTAGCAACTCATGGAATAGCTGCCAATGGTGTTCATGGATTAGTTAAAAACATACGAAAACAAAAAGATATAATAATAGATAAAGCTAAGATATTTATTTATGTAAAAGATGAATTAATAGATGTTAAAAGTGAAGTCCTATTGATTAAAAAAGCCAAAGATGAAGACTCAAATTCTATTACTGTTAAAAATATAATAAATTCTTTTGAAATGTTTTTAATAAAGGTTTTAGAATATGATATTACGATTGAGATTTATAGATTATATTTAGTTAATTTACAAAAATATGCAGATAAAAACCCTGAAGATTCAATTTTAAATAATCTTTTAAAAACTTCAAAAAAATTATTAAATAAAATATTTAATACGATACTTAGAAATATTTTTTTATTTAAAGTTCCTTTATCTCTATTTGAAAGAGATTCATGGGTAGCACAGGACACTGATATTGAAATACTTTTTAAAGATAGACAAAATTATAATATTAATACAGGTATAATAAACAATCTTGTTAATGCCTGGGATAAATTTAAAAGCGTATTTAAAAAAAAAGTAGGGATGTCTGAAAATATAGAAACTACAATTAAAAAAGAAAAAAACAAAATATTATTCAATATTTTAATTAATTTTGAAAAAAATGACGATAAAATTTATAATGATTTAACTCTACTAAATAATACAATAATTAATTTACTAATAATATATGGAACTAATATTGAAATACAATGTACTGACGACCAAAGTAATAATTTTTATGGTATATTTAGTGAAATAGTTAATAATTTATTACAAGATTTAACTGCTGAAGAAATAAATTATGAAAGGAGATTATTAGAACAAAAAAAATTTTTAGAAGAAAATATTAAAATCTATATGCAAAATAAAAAGAAAAGTTTATCTAAGGATTATTTTGACTGTTTTAAATTTAGAGATGAATGCTTAAAAAAAAATCTAGGTAGAGAATCCCAATTCCAGTTACAATGTATTGACGAGTTTCAAACCTGTTATAGCCAAAATAAAACTCAAAATGATATCATTTTAGATGAGTTTGAACCACCTGGTGACACAAGGGATTATTTTAGAAATTGTAGAGATCAATTTATCACAAAAAAACCTTCAGGAATGGAAGAACAAGGTAATTCACCTTTAGATTGTTTAAAACGTTCTTACATAAAAAATTGTTCTAATAAATATGAAGATAGACCGAGAGAATATAACGCTTGTGTTAAAAGTCTTAATTTTAGTAATATAGTTGAAAAGTTAGGAAATGCTCCAAATGGAGATGGGATTCCAAATGTAATGAGACGATGTCAAAAATGTCAATCGGTTATGAAAAATATAAAATCGGGACATCCTCAAATACATTATTGTGATATTTGTAATTGTGATATAGAGAAACAAACCTCTTTTTATCGATGTAAAAGTTGTGATTTTGATTATTGCAATGAATGCTATAATAGACAAGAAAAAAAAAATTGTCCACCTATTCAACAGACTGGAAGAGGTTTATACAACTATATCTATGACCCAATAAAAAATAGAAAATATAATATAAATTCTAAGTATGGAAAAACTCTAATTAAAAAATATATAAGATAATATTATGACCTCAAATCTATATGAATTAGTTTTAAAACAATATGAAGAGACAAGTTTAATATATGATATTGATAAAGATATAAAATCATACCTTACTTTTCCAAAAAATGAAATTATTGTGAGTTATCCAATTAGACTTGACAATGGAGAAATAGAAATGATAAAAGCTTATAGAGTTCAACATAACAATATTTTAGGTCCTTTTAAAGGTGGTATACGTTTTAGTGATGACGTTTGCTTAGATGAGATAAAATCTTTGGCATTTTGGATGACGCTAAAATGTTCTTTACAAAATATACCGTTCGGAGGAGCTAAAGGTGGTATTAAAATAAATCCTTACAATTATTCACGAAATGAATTAGAAAAAATAAGTAAAGAATATTCAACAAATATGTTTAAATATATAGGTGAAAATAGAGATATTCCAGCACCCGACCTAGGAACAAATAGTCAAATAATGGATTGGATGACAGACGCCTACCAAAAAAAAGCACAAAGTCACAATAATGCTGTTTTTACTGGCAAATCAATATGTTGTGGTGGGTCAGAGGGTAGAGAACAGGCAACAGGATATGGGGTTGTTGAGTGTATTAAATTATGGGCAAAAGCGAACACTATTAATCTTTGTGGGAAAACATATATAGTTCAAGGGTATGGTAATGTAGGATCAAATACTGCAATTTTGTTATCACAACTAGGGATGATTTGTATAGGTGTTTCTGACCATACAAGGGCTATTAAGTGTGAAGAAGGATTTAATGTCTACAAATTAAGGGAACATTGTATAAAAAACAAAACTTTAGAAAACTATACATATGGAGAAAGTATAGAAAAAGAAGACTTTTTTTCGATTGAATGTTTTATTGTAATACCAGCTGCTAAAGAGTTAGTTATATGTGGTGATGATGGAAAAAAAATTAATTGTAAAGTTATAGTTGAGGCGGCAAACGGACCTATAGATATGGAAGCCGAAAAAGCAATTTTAGAAAATAATATTGAAATTATTCCAGATATACTAGCAAATTCAGGAGGAGTAATCGTAAGTTATTATGAATGGTTACAAAATAAAAGAAGTGAATATTGGGAAAAATCGGTTATATTAAATAAATTGTCTAAATTAATGGAGAAAACATTTAATAATGTATATCAGAACCATAAGCAGAAAAATATATCATTAAGAACTGTATGTTACGGAGAATCTATAAAAAAAATCGAAAAAATAATAAAACAAAAACACATGTTCTAATTTAAAAATAAAGTATAAATTAATAATTAATATGTTAATTTTGACTTCACTTTTATGGATATTATTTTTACAAGTTATTATTAAAAAATTAAATGAAAAATATGACCTAATTCATATTGATGGTTGTCATAATTATAAGGTTGCAAAACAAGATATTTTGAATTCATTGAAATTATCAAAACCAGGAACAATAATAATATTTGATGATACAGACCAAAAAGATTTAGGTGATTTATGCAATGAATTTATTTTAAGTAAACACTGGTCTGAAATAGATACTAAGATAAAATATAAACAATGTCATAGATTTTTTAAAGTTATGTAATAAATAAATAAAATTAGGTTATATAGCAACATTAAATTAAATAGATAAAATATTTATAAAATTGATTAATAAATATCTTTTATAAGATATTTATAAATATAATGAAAATTGCAGTTTTTGGTAAGATGGCTTCTGGTAAAACATATATTTCTAAGTCATTAGCTTTACGGTATAATTTAGAAATATATTCCTTTGGTGATAAAGTAAAAGAATTAGCTAAAGAATTATTTATGATGAAAGATAAAGATAGGAAATTATTGCAAATTTTGGCTGATAAAATGAAAGAAATAAATCCAGATGTTTGGGTTAATTATTTGATAGAAAAAATAAAAGATAAAGATAATGTGATTATAGATGATTTAAGATTTCCTGATGAAGCATTAGAATTAGAAAATCTAGGTTTTACAATAATTGGGTTAGACATTGACCAAGATACACAATTAAAAAGATTAAAAAAAAAATATCCGCAGAATTATCATCGTCATTTAGAAAATTTACATCATACTTCTGAAATCCAATTTAAAAATATTGATGCTGATTTTAGAATCTATTCCAATGAAAAAACCTTAGCAACTATAATTAAATTTTTAGAAACTGATATTAATTAATAGATTTCAGTCGTTCTTTCATTGATAAGATTTCGTTTAATGTAGGTCTTTTTAAAGTCTTATCTATAAATGATATATTTTTTTTATTAGGTAATTTATTTTTTATATCTATTTTTTTTAATGAAACATTTGATAAATTGTTTTTTAGTATATGATTTAGGTTTAAATTAGATTTTATCATTTTATCAATTGCTTTATTTTTTGGTTTTTCAAGATTTTGATTTGGATTATCTAAATATTCTGGTTTAAATCCTTTTTGCTTCATTTTTATTTCAATAATATGTCTAGGAACCCCAAACCGTTTCATATTAAAAAAGGGTTTATAGTCTGGATGTTCTGATACTATTAGATTATTATTGTTACTATTATCATTTTTTTCTAGTTCTAGTTCACTTTCTTCAACAATTAAACACCGGTCAATTTTGTGAACGGGTAAGTATATTTTTAATTGTAAAATAGTCCAATTTAGACCTATTTTTCTAGATTTAAGCCATATATTATCTAAAATTAAAATACTATATGTTTTAGAATAAGGTATTATATAGTCAATAGACTGTTCATTTTTTGCATAATCGTAAACATTAATTATGGGATTTTTATTATACATTTGTATATTACAGTAAAAATATGGATTTTTAATTTTAGAATATAGTGTTGGAATAAATCGTTTTTTATTTTTAGATAATCCAGCTTTGGTCCAAAGAACATCAGCTTTAGATTGAACAAATTTATCTATTTTTTGTAATTTTGAAAAAAAATTTTTTGTTGTTTTATCAAAATCACAATTATAACTTTGAAGTTTCAATGAACACGATTTATAATTATTATTTTCATAATACATAGGTTTATTTGGAATTAACAATCTAGGTGTTTGAATAACAAATTTTTGATTATTTGCATATTTAACGTTAAATATAGTAACATTTTTAGATATTTTATCAGGTCTACTAAAAGTAATTTTATCTATATCAAAGTTTTTTAACACATTCATTCACTATTTAGTATTGATATTATATCTTTAATTTATTATTTTTGGAGTATAAATACATTTTTTTATAACTTACTATAGTATGAATATATTTATTTATAAAAAATGTAATAAAGAATTAGACTTTTTTAAAAATGATATTTTTAGTCCAAAACAATTTAATAAAACAAATTTTTATGAAATAGATAGTTTAAAAGATATTAAAAAAAAAAATTTAAATACAACTCTTAATTCTATTATAGTAATTAACGATAAATTTGGATATATCAATACATTAATATTTATATATACTTATAGACCTAAAATTATTTTCTATTTAAGTGATGAAAAAGGGATAAAATCTATTTTTGATAAATTAAAAAACTTTTGGTTATTCGCGTTATATGGATTATTTAATATTTTACTAATATATTTAAAGTTATATACATTAACAGTAATCACATTATTAACAACACCAGTTTTAATATTTGCTTATGACATTTTTCGATATAGATGGTATTATCTAGCTCATTTTTGTGGAATTTTTTTTCATCAATATAATCATAAAATAGATTACAATAAAAACTGTATACAAATACCTTTAGGATACATATCAAATTATTTAAATAATAGTAACAAGGTTAAAAATATAAATAAACGAAATATAAATTTTGCTTTTGTAGGAGCTTTAAAATCTGATAGGGGAAAAATGCTTGATATTCTAGGTAAAGAACCAAAAATAAATTTTGTTACAATAGAAACTGATTGTAATAATCAAAAGGTAAATCAAGGTCAATTATGGGAAATTTACAATTCATCAATATTTGCTCCTATAGGAAGAGGTAATTATAAATTAGATTGTTTTAGAATATATGAGGCTATATTAGCAGGGTCAATACCTTTAATAGTTGGAACAGAATCTGAAATTAATCATACGTTTAATTATAATAACTATATGCCTATCTTTATTACAAGTGATAGTTGGGAAAATATGTATATTAAATGTAAGACATTATTAAATAATAAAAATAAATTACAAACAATTCAGAACTATAATATAAATTGGTGGAAAAATTATATAAATTTAATTCAGTATAAAATAAGTAATATAGATTTAAAAGAAAATAACAACTAATATAAATATATAATGGAGTTTAAAATAAAATCTACAAAAAATGCAAATTGGAATTCATTAAGAGGTTCTAAAATTGATAGAGATAAAATAGATTTAGAACATATTGAAAAAAATATATTAAATTTAGTTTATAAAGAATTTAAAGATATTAAATTCAAAGAAGTAGATAATAAATATGGAAAAATTAATTATAAATAGAGATTTTAATCAAACTTTAAAAAAAATATATATATATATATATATATATATAATGAATCAAAACGGAGGTAGAGTAACAATGCCAAGTGAATATTACGGAGTTAATAGTGGGAGATATACACCAGAAAACGGTGTTAATATGGGAATAGATTCAGCCTATGGTAAAACATATCCAACCTCTCATGGAGCATTAATTGGAGACAATTTAATGGGTCCAGATTTAGGACCATATCCTAATCATAGCAACACTCAAACAGGGGGGCGACCTTGCACTAGGAGATGTAGAGAAGAAAATTGCTGTTCTTTATCAGAATTAAATGAAAGAATGTGCACTAGAAATTGTGAAAAGAAAAACTGTTGTTCTATAAAACAAAATGGAGGTAGAGTGACCATGCCGAGTGAATATTACGGAGTTAATAGTGGAAGATATACGCCAGAGAATGGTGTTAATATGGGAATGGATTCAGCCTATGGTAAAACATATCCAACCTCTCATGGAGCATTAATAGGAGACAATTTAATGGGTCCAGATTTAGGACCATATCCTAATCATAGTAACACTCAAACAGGAGGTGGATATAACAAAATTGTTAATCCAGTTACTGGAAGAAAGGTAAATGTTAATAGTAAATTAGGAAAACAAATCATTAACAATTATTTAGAACAGTTGTAAAACTAATTTTTTATCTAAAGTATATATTAATATGAATAATTATTTATATATATTTTGTCCAAAAAGTAATAAAAAAGTGGATATTACATCAATTAAGGGGAAGAAAATTTTACATAGATATCTATATAAATTACAGATGGGAGGAGTAAAAATTTCAGCGCCTAAATTGAAATGGGGAGACGTAAAAAAAAGAACTAAATTATGGGAAAATAGAAAACCTAAATCTATGAAGGACAGACAAAACTTGGTTAAAAAATGTGGTAAAAGGTGTTTTTTAATAACCAAAAAGTTAAAATATCCTGTTTGTCCAAAAAATAACTGTAATATTGATTGTGATGGAGTAAGAAGTGCTAGAAATAATGCATCAATAATAATGAATAGGAAAACTGTTAAAGCCAAATCAAAAATTTGGGCAGAAAATGCATATAAAAAGGCACAAAATTTAGGGTTGGAAAATTGTAATTGGCGAAAAATTTGAATAATTTATATTATTATATTTTATAAGTATTAAATATGATATCAGATCTAATAAAAGATATAGATAAACATTTTAAACAATTTTCTGATATGAAATCTCTAAAAAATATAGACTGTAATTTAGATGAATTAAAAAAGTTTGTTTTTTTTGATAAAGAAAAATATAAAAAAAATGTGGTGTATCGTAATTCTAATTATGAAATAATTTTAATAACATGGCTACCTGGACAACAAACCAAATTACATGCTCATCCAAAAAACGGTTGTATAATGAAAGTTTTAGAAGGTGAATTAAACGAAAATTTATATATACCAGGGAAAATTATAGATAATATATATAAAAAAGAGGATATATCATATATAGATAATACTATAGGAAAACATATTATAAGTAATAATTCAAAAAATAATACCATTTCATTACATATTTATTCACCACCTAATTATTATAAATAAATTTATTATTTAAAGAAATATCAAATTATAAATTATTATATGGAAACTTTGAACGAAGACAAGTATATTTTCGAATTAAAAACGGTTCAATCGTCTGCTTTTAGAATTTTAATAGAAGCACTAAAAGAAATTTTAACTGATTGTAATTTAGAATTTGATAATACTGGTATAAAGATTATGACCATGGACCCTAGTCATACTGTATTAATACATTTAAAGTTAGAAGCTAGTAAGTTTGAAAAGTATATATGTAGTGATAAAATAACAATAGGAATATCTATGCAATGTTTGTTTAAATTAATAAAAACTATGAATAATAATGATACACTCAGTTTATTTATTGAAAAAAATGACCCAAATAAATTGTGTATTAAAATAGAAAATGGTGAAAAAAATACATTGACTAAATATAAACTTAATCTTATGGATTTACCAGAGGAAAAGATTGATATTCCTCCAGCAGTGTTTGAATCGGTTTTAACGATGCCTTCAAGTGATTTTCAGAAAATAACCAGAGATATGTCTAATATTGCAGATGATATGGAAATAAAAAGTGTTTCAAATCAATTAATATTTTCATGTAAAGGTGATTATGCAGAACAAGAGACTATTTTTGGTGAAACACAATCAGGTATGGTATTCTTACAAAATAATAATCCAGACGATGTAATCCAAGGTATTTTTGCTCTAAAACATTTAGTATTATTTAGTAAATGCACTAACTTATGTAACTCAATTGAATTGTATTTAAAAAATGATTATCCGTTAATAATTAAATATGATGTAGCATCATTAGGGTGTATTAAATTATGCTTAGCTCCTAAAAATGATAATTAATTGAGTATTTATCTATAGTTTGTTATTATTTAATATATACATTCATTTATTATATATATAAATTAAAATATATATCTATATATATAATATTAACTATGTATAAAAGTAAATTCCGAGAAAGAAGAGAAAGACGTTATAGAAAAAAAACCACAACCAAAAAAGATGCTGAAACACATTTACCCTATTTAAAAAAAAAAGTAGCTGAGTTAGATGCTAAATTAAAAGATAAAGATTTAACAAAAGAGAGAGACTTAGATGGAATTGTTGAAGGAATTATAGATGGTTTACATGAAATTGATGACTATTTACCTACAGGTTTAGATGATACATTAAATGCGGTAGAGGAACATGGATTAGACCCAAAAAATATATTGAATTTGTTATTACCTTTAGTTAATGTATTTAATTATTGGAAATATTTAACAAATAAACATCATAGAAAACAGACAAAAATTTTGGATGACCACTTAAGAAGCGATAAGTCAGGAACTACAACTGAAAAAGCAACTGCACATGATACTGTTGTAGACAAATTAAATAGTCTGGACGAACCCAAATATAAAGATTTAATACCTTTAGCAGTAATTAGCATAGCTGCTGCATATGCTAAACCCCCATATGGTTCATTGGCAGGAGCGATTTTATCTCAATTTACTATCCTTAAATAATGATAGATAAGGTATCAAGATCAAAATTAGAAATAACTTTGAGAATAATGAATTTTTTAAAATCATATTTACATAGTAAAATTAAAGAAATTCTAGAATTAATTTGTTCACATATTTTATCAATTTTTTCAGTTATACTTTCTATAGGTTCATCAATACCCTTTATATAGCCTTTATCTGTTATACCAACGATATATATGGCATACCCTTCTCCCTCAAGGATTCTATATTTTAATTGTGTAGCATATTTTATTAATTTAATATTGGTAAATAATTTTAAAGAAACTTTATATTCTATATTTCCAATATTGGATTCTGGGTAAAAAATTGACATAAATAGATTATAAATAAATTTGATAATTGTTTTTATATAAATGTAATAAAAACAAATGTCATCTCATAGACTAAATAAAGAATTAGAAGAATTAGTTAAAAATCCTCCAACAAATTGTTCTGCAGGGAAAGTTGATGATGATTTATTTCATTGGCGAGCAACTATAATAGGACCTGAAGACACGCCCTATTATAGTGGAATATTTGAATTAGATATATATTTTCCACAAAATTATCCTTTTAAACCACCTAAATGTAATTTTATTACAAAAATATATCATCCTAATATTAATTCTGCCGGTAGTATTTGTGTAGATATATTAAAAGAGAGTTGGAGTCCAGCTTTATCTATATCTAAAGTATTGTTATCGGTGTCATCTTTATTAAATGATCCAAATCCCGATGATCCATTAGAACCAACTATTGCAAAACAATATAAAGAAAATAAAAATGAATTTATTGCTACGGCAAAGACTTGGACAACTATTTATGCAACTAAAACCTGTTTGTAAAATATTGTTTCTTTTTTCTAACAGCAGTAAATCCATCTTTGTCTGAATTATAATTTTTTTTTTTTTGTGTTTTTAAATAATCTTTTTTAATATTATTTTTATGATTGGAATATATAACATCTTTTTTACTAAAATATTTAAAATCAGTGAGAATATCAGTTGAATTTTTATTACTATCATTATTCCAAATTTTAAGAATACTAAAACTTTTTTTAGGACTAATAGATATCCCCGTGATAGAATCCATAATTTCTAAATCATTTGTTAAAGTTTCTCCAATAGCTTTCATAAATAATATATACCAAGCGTCTTCACAAAAATTTTTATCTACTTTATAAGACCAATATCCTCCATCACGATTATTTTTATCTTCCCATTGTGGATAAATATTAGTCATATCTTTATTTTGTCTCATAAGAAAAAACATGCCTTCGTTTATATTAGGTAAGCAAAGATTCCAACTATTTTTTAAAACACAAAAATCTTCTAAACAAGATATTTCAATTATATCTTTATAACTACTAAGATTCCAATTTTTATCTGATGGGTTATGGTACCAAACTATCCATTTAGTATTAGTAGAATGGGTATTATTATTGTTGTTTTCCATCAATATTATTATATTTTTTGATAATAATCTTTAAATAATAATCAATTTTAATTACAATAATAATGTATTTCCATCTGAATACATTATTTTAATATATGTATTTAAAGCTATATTATAGTTTAATTTTTTATTTAAGTATAATATTATATCTTCTTTCCCAATTTGATTTTCAGTATCTTTATAAAAATTACCTTTAGGTCCAGACAGCTGTTTAATTAAATCTAATATTTTAATATCATCAATATTTTGTAATGGGTCCATTGTTATTAAAATTATACTGTCATCTGTTATATCAAATGGGTTCGACGTTAAATTTTTATATGGAGGAAACTGAATACTGCTTTTATAGATATTTATGTAATTTTTATTGTTATAATTGTAATAAATTTCTACTAAACTTTTATTATCTCTAGGAATATAATTGATTTCTCTTTTATCTTGTATAATCTGGGTAATAATATATCTATTATTGACAGTGAAATATTTGTATAATCTATCATAATACATTGTTAAATTTCCTAAAATTATAATAGTATATTCTGATATATTTCTATAAAACATATTAAATCCATTTATTAAATAACTCATATTATAATTTATTATATTTTAATTTTAAATAAAATTTATCAAAAAAATACATACTATTTTGTATCAGTTTAATAATATTAAATAAAATTTGATATTATCATTTAAACTTTGATTATATCAATCTAAAAATGTCTTCAGAAAAACTTTATTTTCATCAATATAGCGATAATGAATTAAGTATATTAATGAGTGATTTAAGTAAAAATGAAAATTTAAATGTTAAAAATTTATTAGATAATTTTGAACAACAAGAAAAGGATAAGTTAAAAAAGAAAAAAAAACAATCAGGTAAAGCTATAAAAATTATAGAAGCTAATATAGAGAAAAAATTAAAACAATTAGAAGGGGATGATATGGATAAACTAAGTTATTATAAAGATTTAAGTGTTATTAATAATGATACAATTGGTGATATAAAATTATTTCAAACAGAATTTGGAAAAAACAGACTGAAGTATAAATTATTGGAAAGATCGTATAAAACTGAGAATATGGAATCTACCATTGAATTATATTTACAAATTATCGATATTAAACCAGAAACAAAACATGAACAACGTTTTAGAGATAAAATGGAAAAAAAATTACTAGATTTTAATTACAAAGAATTTCAGTTTGAATCTTTATCAAATAGATTACCACCATTAGATTTTTATAACGATTATGAGAAAAAATTAGAGCCATGGCAATTAAGTATTTTAAAACAGATTAAACATAACAAAGATATTTTAATTGTGGCTAAAACATCTATGGGTAAAACTTGGTTAGCTATGTATCCAGGATTACTGGGTAAAAAAACGTTATTTATAGTGCCTACAAAACCGTTAGCTTATCAAGTGGCGTCAACTTTCATAAAATTTTTGGGTGGTAAGACGGGTTTAATCGTGAAAGATATTACTAATATTAGTGAAAATGATACTATAATCGTTGGCACACCTAAAGAGATAGAAGACAATTTATCATATCTAAATTTTGATTTTGAAACAATTGTCTGCGATGAAATTCATAATATTAGTAATTATGATGGAGATTGTTATGAAAGATTAATTAAATTGTTTATACCTAAATCACAGTTTATAGCATTATCTGCTACAATAGGAAATCCTGAAGAGGTAAGAGATTGGTTTGGCAAAATTTCGGGAAGACCCGTTTTCTTAGAAATGCATAGTGCTAGATTTTTAAATTTACAAAGACAATTATGGATAAACAATAGTTTAGAAAAACTACATCCATTTTCTTGTTTAGAAATTGATGATATAAATGAAGATTTTTTGTCATCAAATATACCATTTACGCCTTATGATAATATACAAGTTTACAAAAAACTAGATGAATATTTTGGAGACAGTGTAAAACATTTAAATTTAAATAAAGTATTTTTAGGTAATAATAAAAGATTAAGTTTAGATGATAGTAAACTCTATGAAGACTTATTAAAAAAAGAACTTTTAAACATAAAAACACAAAATCCAGAAAAATTAGAGAAATTATTAGATAGTTTTAAAAGAGATGTAATAATTGAAGATGAGATTAATTTATATAATTTAGTAAATACGATTAAAAATAATAATTTGAGTCCTTGCATCATTTTTCAAAACAATACCAATTATTGTAAAGAAATTTTTAATAAAATAGTATATTATTTAGAAAAATTAGAAAAGTTAAATTATCCATATCATTATGAAAATTTAGAATTTAATCAAGGATTATTTTTAGAATATAAGAAAAAACTTCATATGTTCACTGTCAATATTAAATTAGGTTCAACTGTAAAAAATAAAGAAGAAACTAAAGACCAGATGATTAAAGATTTTAAGAAAAAGGAATTAGAAGCCTATTATCAAAAAATAGTTGCAAAATATGAAAAACAGAAAATAGAAATCAATAAAAGTGACTATAGTCGAAAAATTAAATCAATCCAATTAAACAATCTTGAAACAGAATTTCAGAAAGTATTAAATAATGGTAGCATTAAAAAATATGATGTTTTTGAAAAACATATAGATTTTAGTTTATCTAAAGACCAACCCATGTCTGCTGAGCAAATTAGACAAATTAGAAAAAAAATATCAAATCAATTAAATATTCGAGTAGATTATAATAATACATTTATACAGGGTTTAAAAAGAGGAATAGGTATTTACACAAGTGAATTACCTGAAATTTATAATCAAATCGTTCAATCATTGGCTCAAAATGGAGATTTAGAATTTGTTGTATCTGACAAGACATTAGCTTTAGGAATAAACATGCCGTTTAGAAGTTCTTGTATACTTGGATATAAAGATAATATCCAGTTTTCAAAAAATGATTATGAACAAATGATAGGACGTTCTGGGCGTAGGGGTAAAGATAGTGAAGGTCATGTTATATATGCTAATGTCGATTGGAAGAATTTAATGAAAGGAAGCATGGGAACAATATCAGGACAGGATAAAATTTTAAATAAATATAATGTATTAAGTGATATTTCTAATTGGTCTTTAGACCAAACGAATAATATATATGAAAACTTTATTAATAAAAATATATTAGTAGATAAAAGTAAGATTACAAAAATATTTTCATATGATATCTTAGAAAAAAACATAATTTGGTCATTAAGATATTATGAAAATCAGATTATTGTATGGTTAAAATATCATGATATTTTTGATATGGAATTTAAAAAATCTAAATTAAATAAAATAGATTTAATTAAATTATTTGAAATTGTATTGGCAATTTTTATTGATAACTGCGATAAAATAGATTTAAAAAACGTAAATTTATGTGATAACACCAAAAATATTTTAAATCAATACAAGCAAAGTAGTTTAGAAAATTCTGAAAAAGAAATATATCTTATTGCTGATATAATAAAATTATTATATAACAACTATATAAATTCAGATTATTATATAAATCTTAAGAAAATAATGCGAGCCTTATTTGAAAATTTATTAGAATTGATAAATAAAAATCAATGTCTATCTAAATAATAATTATCAATTAAAAATCAATTTGTCTTTTTTTTCTACCTGTTTTTTTAGGTTTTCCAGACGTAGCAATTATAGGTAATGCTTTAGCATCTAATTTTACTTTAGATTCTTTTACGGAACCTGATCTATTTTGATAAAATTCTCTTCTTTCTTTTCGTAATTTTCCCATATCAGAAAATCTTGTAGTAGGTAATGCAGTTTTTGTTACTTTTTTAGCTTTCTTCCAATCGTCCCTTGCTTTTTGTTTTGATAAGGTTTTACTAATTCTATCAAAATCTTGTTTCATCGTTTCTAATTGAGCTATATCTTTTTTTTTTTTCTTAGGTTTAGGAGCTTGTTTTCTGGATAAAGCACTTAAATACATATTATCTCTATTTTCTATATCATGAATTAAATCATCAGAAGTTGGATAATCTATTTTATGAGTTAATTTTCTTGTAGGTCTGTTATCTACAAATTGGGACATTTTACCTTCAACTTTATCCCAATTTTTTTTAGCTCTAAGTCTACTTGATGACTGTCTTTTCCTACATTCATTATATTTGTTTAATTTACATCTAGATATTGTTTGGTCTCCTGATATTTGTTTTTCACAATTATCTATTGTAATAATTTCATTATTAATACCCTGGGTTCCTAAGTGACAACTGTAGCTACTCCATTCTTTTTGTGTATGGGGATTTTTTCCAGAACCAATCATATAGAGATAATTCTTTATTATATTTTTACCTAATCTACTATTTATAGTAACTTTTCTACCAGTTTCAGGATTCGTTATTTTATTATAAACCATTATACTATAATTAATTATTTTATTTTTATCTTATCTAAATTTTAAATCTTTTATTATAATAAATGAATAAAGCTATTATGATTTTATCAATATCTATAGGGCTACTCATAATTCTAAGTTATATATTTGAAATTAAATTTAGACATATTAAATTAGGAATGGATGTAAATGGATATAAACGCGGAAAAATAGGTGTAGAAAATTTCAACTCTAGACCAGCTAAATTAGATTATAAAGTTAGTGATAATGATGGATTAAAATTAACAAACTGTCCTGAAGACAGATGGAGGCATCCGCCTTCTAATGAAAATTTAGTAGTTAATAGTTTTACACCGCAAGGACACGGAGTTTCGTTAAAGGAAAACTCATATATAACCAATATACCTGAATCTGGACCTGGTGTAGATAGTTCAGGAACTACTAAATCAATGTTTACTTTTGCGTATAATCAATGTAAACCTGAATGTTGTCCTTCAACTTATTCTTGTGATGGAGGTTGTGTATGCACAACGGAGAGTCAAAGAGATTTTTTAGCAAAACGTGGATTAAATAAAACAAGTTCAGATTACAATGAATTTTGATATTTATTATTTTTTAATAAATAAAAATAAAAGTATTTTTATAAAATATAAATGAAAAAAGTTGTATCAATATTAATTGGTCCAAGCTATCCTACATTAAATATAGAAATATTATCAAATTCGGATAAAAATATGTTAGGATTTAGCACAAATTTTAAAAAAATAACTCCCAATCAATTATTTATAACAAGAAGAATAAAATGTTTGTGTTCATCAGATACAAATCTTAGTTACAATTTTGGATTCGTAGTTCATGACGGGGAAAGAAAAGATTTAGGTAAATCTAAGGGTTTAAAAGATTTAGATGGGTTGGGGTCAAGATTTTTATTTAAACATATATTTAAAGTATCAAATGACAATACAAAAGATTTAGGATTTTATTATGCACACGCTTCAAATTGGGGACCTAGAACTAATTACTTTGGTTCATCTATAAAACAAAATGACGGTATAGATGATATAGGAATAACTTTAAAGATAAAAGAATACGATTAGTTATGTATACATCATCATTTTTGTTAAATCTTCTTCATTTTTTTTAAGTAAAACATCAACAATAGAATTTTCTAATTTAAGAGGTAGTTTAAAATTTTTAATATTAAACGTGACTAAATTTTGATTTTTAGATATATCTAGTGTTATATTATCTGTATTATTAGATTTATCTTTTACCCCACTTAATAATTTTAAAATATTTATTTTTGATATTATAGATGTCAATGCTCTTTTTAGGTTTCTAACTCCCTCTTCTTTTTCAGTATAATTTTCTATTATATATTTTAATATTTCATTATCAAATATAATGTCGTCTTTTGTAAAATTAATCTTTTTACAAATATATGGCAAGAGATAATTAATAGCAATTTTTTGTTTGTCACCAACACAAAATCCTTTAGTTTTAATACGTGTCATTCTATCTAGTAAAATTGGATTAATTTTACTTTCTTCGTTATACGAAAATATAAATGTTGCCTTCGATAAGTCAAAGTCAATTCCTGAAAAATATTTATCATGAAAAAGACTGTTTTGTGATTGGTCTGTTAAATGACATAAAAGATTAGAAATTTCTTCTCCTTTGGCAGAGTCACTTAATTTATCTAATTCATCAAAATATATAATTGGGTCCATGGTTTTACATTCTTGTAATATTTCTACAATACGCCCAGGACGCGAACCCTCATAGGTATAATCATGACCAAGCAAAAATTCACTATTTTGCATTCCTCCTAAAGCTATAAAAGCAAATGGTTTTCCTAAAGCTTTACAAATTCCATCTTTAACTAATGTAGTTTTACCATTTCCTGGAGGTCCTTGTATAGCAATACAATTTCCCGAACAACTAGGATTAGTAATTTTATTAGCAATTTCTTGTAATATTAATTCTTTAGCTTCAATATGTCCATAAATAGAGTTATCCATAATATTCTTAACATTAGACAAGTATTGAATTATTTCATCAGTATTATTTTCATTATAATCTATAGATTGTTTAGAATAGCTATCAAATGGTATTTTATCTAAACTATCTGTCCATTGACTTAGTTTACCATACTCATTATCCGATTCATCCATTGAATAAAAATGGTCTAATCTTTTGATAATTTGTGATTTAGTTGAAATGTTTAAATTTGAACGTAATATTTTGAATCGTTGTGGTATAGTTGATTTATTGTATTCTAAAATTTCTTTTTCTAATTGTATAAGATTTGATTGTTCTGATTTTTCTAAATTATTTATATATATTTTCTCATCATCTAAATATATAATTTCTTTAGGTAAACCTTTAACTGGTTTATAATCTTCATCATCATCATCATCATCAATGTCAATATATTTATCTAAAATATTATCAAACATAATAGATTTTAGGAGTTGGGCTGCCTCAGATGTAAATTTTAATTTAGAGTTTTCTTTTTTATTCATTGTTAAATCAACTGTCTTTAATGCAGGTGTCTTGTTTTCAGTCAAACTAAACATATTTATTTTTGATCTAAGATTATAATTATGTGTAGTATCCATAATATTAATATAATAATAATTAAATTTTATATATATCAAATTTAATTGTTGTGATAATTATTATTTTAATTTGATTAAAGTCATTTAAAAAAAAGATTGTTATAATATAAAGTAATGTCTATATTTCAAGAAATGGATTATAATTCTAAAATTGCTAAAGTTATAGGATTACAATTTTCTATATTATCTCCAGAAGAGATTAAGCGGCGTTCAGTTGCAGAAATTTTAACTCAAGAAACCTATGATAATGATAGACCTAAAATAGGTGGCTTATTTGATCCAAGGATGGGAACAATAGATCATGGGACGAAATGTCCTACAGACCAATTAGATAATAGACAATGTCCAGGATATTTTGGACATATTGATTTAGCTTTAAAAGTATTTCATGTTCATTACTTAAAATATACAATACAGACGCTTAAATGTGTTTGTTGGAAATGTTCTAAATTATTAGTAGATATAGAATCTGATGAAGTAAAAGATATAATATCAAAAAAAAAGGGGGCAGCACGATTTAATGCTATAATAGAGTTATGTTCAAAGGTAAAAAGATGTGGAGAGTATAATATAAATGGTTGTGGTTCACCAAGGCCATCAAGTATGAAAAAAAATCCAAATGGTATAGGTAAAATAATAGTTGAATGGAAACTTCCTACAGAAGAAGATAGAAATAATAAACAAAGAATTTATTGGGATGCTGAAGATGTTCACAAGATTTTTAGACGTATAAGTGATGAAGAATGTGAAGCTATGGGTTTCAGTAGAAAATTTTGTAGACCTGAATGGCTTATTTGTTCAGTTTTAGGTGTTCCACCACCAGCAGTCAGACCATCCGTAAGGGCCGCAAATAATACAAGGATGGAAGATGATTTAACGCATAAATTATGTGATATTGTGAAGACTAATAGAACATTGAAACATAAATTAGAACAAAAAGCGAATCAAAAAATTATAGATGAATGGTATCAATTATTACAATATCATATCGCAACGTTTGTTGATAATACTATTCCTGGTATACCTCCAGCACAACAGAGGTCTGGACGAACACTTAAATCAATAAAAGAAAGATTGAAATCAAAGGAAGGTAGAGTGAGAGGTAATCTTATGGGAAAGAGAGTAGACTATTCAGCCAGAAGTGTTATTACACCCGACCCAAATATCAGTATAAATGTTCTAGGTGTTCCCTTTGAGATAGCAAAAAATTTAACTTATCCTGAAATTGTTACTAAATATAATATTAATAAAATAACGAAAATAGTTAGAAATGGATATAGTAAATATCCAGGCGCAAAATCTATTAAGAGAAAAAGCGATGGTAATATTATATCGTTAAAAGTTATTGATACTTCTGAATATCAATTAGAAATAGGTGATATTGTAAACAGACATTTAATAGATAACGATATTGTGTTATTTAATAGACAGCCATCTTTACATAAAATGAGTATGATGGCACATAAAATAAAAGTTTTACCATACAAAACTTTTAGACTTAATGTCAGTGTTACTACACCATATAATGCAGATTTTGATGGTGATGAAATGAATATGCATGTTCCCCAATCTTTACAAAGTTCTATTGAATTAGAACAGTTAGCTTCTGTAGAAAAACAAATTATTACACCTGCTACACATACACCAATTATTGCTCTTGTACAAGATGCTATAATTGGGTCATACCTATTTACAAGATATGATAATTACTTAACGTATTCGGAGGTGTTAGACCTATTAGCATGGATACCTAATTTTGATGGTAATTTGCCTGAACCTGATATTAGAAAAGGAACTGCAAAAGAAGATATTCCTGAAGAATTAAATTTCCCTTTTTATAAATATGATACTAATCAAGACCTTTGGTCTGGAAGAACTATATTTTCATTAATTATTCCAGATATTAATCTTAAAAAAAACAATATGTCTTATAAAAATCAATCTAATTTTATGAATAAAGTTATTATTAATAATGGTAAAATAGAAAACGGTGTTCTAGATAAAGCTATTTTAGGAACGAAATCTCAGGGTCTTGTTCATGTAATTCATAATCAATATGGCTGTGACAAAACTAAAGAATTTTTAGATAACGCCCAAAACTTACTAACTAATTGGGTATTAATGTCTGGATTTAGTGTAGGCTTGGGAGATTTAATGGCTGATTTAGAATCTAATATAAAAATGAGTGAAATAATAAATGATAAAAAGAGAAATGTAATTGAAATTATAGAACATGTTCATAAAGGTATTTTTGAAAATGATACTGGTAAACCTGATTCTGAAATTTTTGAAATGAAAGTGTTATCTAATTTAAATAAAGCTGCGGATGAAGCAGGTCAAGTTGGAACAAGATATTTGAATAGTAATAATAGAATGACTAATTTAGTTAATTCTGGTTCAAAAGGCAGCAATATAAATATTGGCCAAATGATAGCGTGTGTAGGACAGCAGGCAGTTGATGGGAAAAGAATACCTTATGGTTTTACTGACAGAACATTACCTCATTTTCATAAATATGATGATGGACCTACAGCAAGAGGATTTGTAGAAAACAGTTTTGTTAAGGGACTTACGCCGATTGAGTTCTTCTTCCATGCTATGGGTGGTAGAGAGGGTTTAATTGATACAGCTGTAAAGACATCTGAAACAGGATATATACAAAGAAAATTAGTTAAAGGCATGGAAGATGTCAGATTAGTATCTGATTATACAGTAAGAAATGCTAGTGGTCAGATAATACAATTTTTATATGGTGAGGATGGTATGGACCCAATAAAAATAGAAAGACAAAATATACCTACTATTAAAATTGACTATTTAACTTTAGAAAAACATTACAAACTTAGTTTTAATGATAATTGGGATAGATATCTTGATAAATCTACTTTTAAAAAATTTAAAAAACTTAAAACCAAATTTGTGAATAACTTGTTTGATAATTACTTTAAGGATTTATTAAAAGATAAACAACTTATAATTGAACGTATACATAATTTTTCATTATTAGAAAGTGATACTGTATTTTATCCTGTTAATATTTCAAGAATACTTTTAAATGCTCAACAATTATTTGTTAAAACAAAAACATTGACTGATATAGACCCTGTATATATCTTGGAAAAACTCAATCAGTTACAAAATAAATTGTTTATTAATGATAATATATATGGTGAAAATAGAATTTTTATGATTTTACTTAGGTCCCATTTATCACCAAAAAAATTAATAAAAGAATTATATATAAATAAACTTGCATTTGATTACATAATATCTAATATTACACAGCAGTTTTTCAATTCAATTTGCGAACCTGGTGAATTAGTTGGTGTTATATCAGCTCAGTCAATTGGAGAGCCATCGACTCAGATGACATTAAATACGTTTCACCTTGCTGGTGTTTCTTCCAAATCTCAAGTTACTAGAGGTTTACCTAGATTTAAAGAATTACTAAGCACAACTAAGAATGTTAAAAGTCCATATTTAACAGTGTTTTTAAAAGATGAGTATGCCCAAAATAAAGAAAAAGCATCTAATATCATTAATGAATTATCAATTACAAAAATTAAAGATTTAGTTGTTTCTTCTGAAATTTACTTTGATTTAAATGATAAGAGTCAAAACACTTCAGAAAATGATTTAGTAAATTTATTTAATGAATTTGAAAAATTAAATGAGGAATATCCTATAGGTGAAAAAAATCCTTGGATATTAAAATTTAAGTTTAATAAAAAAACAATGTTAGATAAAAATATTAAAATGATAGATATATATCATGCAATTGATAGTAAATTTAATACACCCTTAGAAAGTGATATTCATTGCATATTTACAGATGACAATGCAAACGAATTAATTTTGCGTCTACAATATTTAAATTTATCAAATGAAACTACAGACTGCGTTAATCCAGAAGAAGATACAATTTGTATTTTAAAAACTCTAGAAACTACAATATTAAATGATATAGTATTATCAGGAATAAATAACATTACAAATGCTTCTATGAGTAAATACAATGATTTATGTAAATTTAATATGGACTCGAATTCTTATGAAGAAAGTCCTGAATGGGTTATAGATACAGAAGGAACAAATTTAATAGATATATTTAAACATCCAGCAGTAGATTGTTCAAGAACTATTTCAAATGATATTCATGAAGTTTATAATGTATTAGGTTTAGAAGCTGCTAGGTCAGTTCTTATATCAGAGATGTCTGATGTATTTGAGTCATCGGGAGCATATGTCAATATTAGACATATTTCTCTATTATCTGATGTAATGACCAGTAAGGGTGGTTTAATGTCAATCGACCGACATGGTATTAATAAGAGTTCTAGAGGTCCTTTAGCAAAATGTTCTTTTGAGGAAACACCAGATATTTTAGCGAAAGCTGCGATTTTTGGTGAAATAGATAATATTAAAGGAGTATCAGCTAATATTATGTTAGGACAGGAGGTTCCTTGTGGCACTGGTTCAATAGATATTATGTTTGATGAAGAAAAATATATGGAATCGTTGGATTCTTTTGTCAAAGAGGATAAGCCAAAAGAAGTTCAAGCCAGTAAAGCTCAAGATGAAGAAAAATCCATATTCTTAGATAAGTTATGTCAACCTAATACTTTAAAAGATAATTTATTTGATATGCTTTAATTAATCCTTCTATTTGTTTTTTCTCATAATATTATAATATGAATTATAATTATATAATTAATCCATATACAAATGAAAAAATAGAGATTGATACTTTATTAGGGAAGAGTATACTCAATAATTATATAAATCAATTAGGAGGAGCTCATAAAACTAGAGATTTAACACAAATAGAAATATTGGAAAAAAAACTAGATTCAGTTAAAAATAACAAAAATATTTACGTAATTGTTGTTCGTAGATATGTTCCATTTAAGGAATTTGGTCATCCTTTTATATTTAAGGGAGATAACCGCGTTAAAGCTTCAACTTCAGAAAATGTGACCTATAAAACAGGTATGTATATTTTTTTAGAAAAAAATCTTAATGGTTTTAAAATTAATGAAGTTATATCATTAAGCACAGGAACTGAACCAGCACGATATATTACAAAAAAAATAGCACATATAAGTTGTGGAAAAGATACAATATCATTTAGTAAGGTTGAGAATGCCTATAAAATAATTGAAAATACAGAAAAATCTATAACGATGGAATTACAATTTTGGGGGAGTAATCCATGTATGCCTTTATCTCCAAATATAAACACCAATGTTTATTTAAAAATAAGTAAAAACCCATCGAATATAAATATAGATTGTAAAATTGGTGGAACAATTTTTCCATCTATTGAGTTATATGTTAAAAATAAAAAAAAAAATATACTTTTAGGTTCTTATGAAACTGATAAAGGTAAATCAACAGGTCCTTTTTTACATTTGTGGTTAAATAATTATATAGATTTAATAAATATTAGTAAAAAAATAAAAAATTATAAATAAATTCAAGATAATATTTACAATTTTTTATTTTATAGTAATTAACAATGAAAAGTTTTTGTATTATAGGTTGCGGAATAAGTGGTATTATATCTGCTAAATATTGTTTGGAAAAAAATTTCGATGTTAAAATATTAGAAAAAAATTCAAATGCGGGAGGTGTCTGGTTTTCTGAAGCATATCCAAATATTAAATTGCAAACAACCAAATTTTCATATGCATTTTCTGACTTTCCCCATAAAGAAAATACTAATTTATATCCTACTGGCTTAGAACTAAGTAATTATATCGATGATTACTGTAAAAAACATAATATTTTTAAATATTGTGAATTTAATTCTAATGTTTATAAAACTAGATTTGAAAACGATAAATGGATAATTTATTACAAAAATGATAATATAGAGAAAAAAATAACGGTAGATTATTTAATAGTAGCTAGTGGAATATATGGGAAAAAACGAAATACAATTGATTGTTCTAATACAAATAAAATTTTAGAAGCGAAAAACATTTGTGAAAAAGAAGTTATAAATAAAAAAATTGTTATTATTGGAAATGGACCAAGTGGGTGTGATATGGCTGAAATATGTAGTAAATATAACGCACAATCAATACACTTATTATATAGAAGCAATAGATGGATATTTCAGAGATACTTATGGAATAAAGTATCTACCCATAATTTACTATGTAGATTTAATATGTTATTAGCATCAAAAATACCAAAACATGCATATCTAATATTTGTAATAATTTTTTATTTTATAATATATTTATTTAGTCATAAACGG